GTCCAGCGTTGCTTTACAGCTTCTTCAAGCAAACCTTCCTTTACAGCATTCCACTTGATTTCATCAAATTTAGCATTATGCTTCTTCATTGCCGCTGGCTTCATTTCAGCGTGAACTGCCTTTACTTCTTCAAGTAGAAGCTGAGCATCACGATTGTGGTGAAGTGGCTTCTGTGAAGGGCCCATTTCTGCCCTTCTCAGATTCTCGAACTTCTGGTGGATAACAGGGCTCTCCTGACCAAAGATAGCCGTCGCGAGCGTCGGCTTATCTGTCGCATACTTATACCGCATACCGGCCATAAAGTGCTCAATTGAAGGATATACCTGCGTAGGGTCAGCAGGATCCGTAATAGGAAAGTGCGTACCAGGAGCAATGTGACGCATCGCATCATTCTTACCAATCTTCAGGCGATCTTGAAGAGTCGCATCTTGGTAAAACTGAAGAACTTCCGCAGCCGCATATTTGCGCTGACCATTCTCTGCGACAGGTGCTACAGCCGCAGCAGCCTCTGCTAAGTCAACTCCCTCTTCTACAGGTAGACCTTCTGTCACAGGCTCACCTTCTTGTGCTTCTTCATCGGCTTCTCCTACTCCACCCTCTCCTACTCCACCTTCACTTACTGCGCCCTCACCCATTCTCCTAAATACAAACCAGCGGCTCAAGAAGGAGAACTCCTTAACTGCCTCTGACATTGGAAAGCGACGACCCTTCTTTGCTGCCATATCATAGGATATATCAAATGTATTCGTACAGCTCTCAAGACCAAGTGTCTTCAGATCAGATTCAGGGCACAGCTCGCAGCCTATGCTTCGCATCTTATCCTTTAGTAGCTGGAAAGGCACGAGATACTCTCTGTGCTCAGCACCAATGCTAATGAAATTGACATCAATGGCCATACCAAACGCATCATCACCTATCGGAATTTCATCTGAATCATACTTACGACTAATTGTCCAGAGAACCGTTCCATTGTCAATTCCTTGACGAGCTTCGCGGCCTCGTAGGAATTCAAATGTCTTCTCACCGTCAAAGCAGCAGCCGATGAAATAACCGCCGACCTTGAGTGTCTGTGCGATATTTTGTAGGAAACCATCAAACATTTCCTTAGTAGCGAAGAAGTAGTGAACAGCAAACATACAGCTGATTACATCTGCCCCTGTTTTAAACCGACTTGTGAGTTCATTTTCAATGTATGGCGGCACAACACCATCTGCCTTGATCTTTCCAAAAGTAGATCGCAGAATTGTAACATCTTCAGGCGTGGCACCAGCTTCTCCTGACACAAAGTTCTTACTACCATCACCAATGGCAAAGACCATCGGTAATACGCGATCACGACCGTTCTGCTTCATCGTGTCCATCAGACGCTTGTACGCACCATCATTCGGATTATTAATACTGTCACCTGCAATATCAATTCCTAAAACAGCGCCCGCATTGACACGACGCCACTTCTGAATGTCCACTGCCTTGCCAACACCGATATCGAGTAGAGCCAGATTCGCACGCTTCATTACAGACCCATAGAGGATAACCTCCTTGATATACTTATTGTGAAAGTCACGCAAGCCACGCACCTTGTTCAGATCCTTCTCAGGTGCCTTACGATCCATATAGCGCTGTGTAATTGCCGCACGTTCGCTCTCAAGCGTACTAATGGCGTCTAGCTCAGCTTTCGTAGGTTCTTCTGCGCCAGTCCGAATCATTGAAAGCGTAATCGGCTCGTGAATACTGTTCCAGATTGACTGGGCTGTCTCATCGCTGTTCAGCGTGCGACCGAGTTCACCTCTCAGAAGACGCTCAGTCTTATCTGTGCGTACAAGCTTAGGAACCCAACGCCATCCTGCAGGCCGGCTAGGGTCATAGAAGATTTCTACAATGCTCTTGTCAGTAATCGGCTCACCTGACACCTCGCAGTACGCATACTCTTCACCAGACTCCAAATCGCGATTCACTTCAATGTAGCATTTATTGGCCATTGAATCAGAGAATTCACGGGGGTGAAAGAGAATCGGACGATAGACTGAAGGTGCTCCTTTAGCGCGATCAGCTCCAGGTAGAGGCAGATTCATTAGAACAGTTTCACGAGGATTTGCAGCAGCCTGATCTTCGCGAGATCCTACGTGAAGACGTAGAGCCTTGTACCGAACGGCTTTCCCCGATGAAGGATGAATTCCATCATAGACCGCGTCTACAGTTGTTCCTGCTACCTTTTCAGTGACAACCATAAAGTCAATGGTGTTATCGTGCGATGGCTTCCACTTGAACTGCTGCCTGAACGGTGCCATCGCAATGTCAGGTAACGGCATATCATTCTTTGTAAAGATGAGACCATCAGTTGTATAGATATGAGGCGCATCAAGCATCTCACTTGCGGCAACAAAGATGCTTGCATCCCCTGACTTGCCAAATCTGAACTTCTTAATACTTACTGATAGGCGAGTCTTTGCGGTCAATCCCTTGATGACTTCTTTTACATTCTCGGGAGTATTCCAAGCCTTTTCCCACAGTTTCATTTCATTATAGCGATAGGCTGCACCAGGCTTACCATCAAAGAAAGGTAACTTATGTACATCCTTCGCTCCTGCTGCGATATAGATATCAAACATACAGAACATATGAATAGATTCATCTGCGCTATTCTTAGTAATCCATTCACCATCAACCAATGATGTAGCACACGCCTCATTTACAAGACCTGTTTCATAGATATTGAGTGAGTTATCAATCATATACAAGTGTCCCTTGTCATTGACATATCCCATTGTACGAAGACCATCTGCCTTGTCTGTGACGTTATAGCCTTCACGAACATTTGGCGTTCCGGGCTCAATGAGTGAAAGCATATTCTGTAGTTCAAGTGTCATCGTCGCGGCTCCCCGAAACTTATCCGTACGAACAAGTGCCTGATAACTCTGAATGACTTGACGCTTTACCGTATTTGTAATGAGAATGCTATTCTTCTGAATGCCCTTGAGCACCTCGCCTACACCTTTGATGAGACGACCTATCGCGGCTGCTGCGGTGTCACCCTCCGTTCGTTCCAGCTCAACTTCCACTTCGTAGATAGGAATATCCTTTGAGATATCTTGCTGAAGAAACTTCTTGGTCCAGCGATAGTTTCCACGCGTGTCCTTACGGCTTGAACGAACCATTGAAAGATCAAACCGAAGGCCTTCACCGCGAAAGGTCCAACGCCGGAGAATTCGAAATGCCTTATCCGTTACAGCCCATTGATCAAGTAGTTCAGACATTTCGCTGCTGTCTTCATTGAGTTCCTCTTCACCGCGTATCTTGACACGCACATCATACTCCTGAAGATCGAGCGTCGCATTCGTTGCTGTGCGTTGCTTGATCATTGCAGTAAACTTCTTACCATTCAGACGATCATCACGACAATATTGTTGAATAACTCCAATGCCATTCAGACTAATACGGACGTGATTCGGCGTAAGAATATTAAGCCTGTCTTCTTGTGTGATTGATGTGAATCCACGATTTTTCAGACGCTTACCGATTGCGGCGAATGTTGTTGCACTTACAGCGCCTTTGGAACCAAAGGTAGCCTCAAGTTCCTGTTCAGGATGATCAATCCATTCTTGAACAAGACGTTTGAGGTTCTCATATTCGGGTTTACGGATATCCATAGTACCCCTTCTGTTTTGGGGTAGGTATTCAACTTTAGGCGTAGCTACTGGAATTATAGTTTGCCTAGCACTTTGATTGCCTTAGCACGCCCAACCTTCTTACGAAGTTCATCCTTCGATAGACCTGTAGGATTTAGCCCCATTGCGGTGTAGTCTGCTGTTAGAGATTTAATACCGGTAGATGGATGAGGCTGAGGCCACTCAACATCAAAGCCTTGACGTTCCTGATCTTGAATCCACTGAACGAGGTGACTTGGTGACCAGGTACTCGCATCCCAGACACGATCCATATTTGGTTCACGCAGAATCCAGATTGTCGTATACCCAGTATCACGAGGAAATGCCTTGTCATCCAAAAAAGAGAGTTTCTTAGTTGTATCATTATACAGAATCCAGAGAAGCGCTTCGTCGGTTGAACTATACCGCTCCATTGCAATGAGTGCTGCTCTAGCTTGATCTCTTTCTGGCTTCATTGTTCCGAACCCTTCGAGTGCCTTCTTCTTTCCGTAGTTACGCGGAAAATCTAGACTTTCACAACGAAGTTGCCATTCCGTAGTGGCATCTAATAGAATACGCTGTCTGAGAGGTGTAGGAGAGACACGATAAAGTGAATCCTTGAAGGTGAGCCACACACTCAGAGGATGTCTAGGTTCTAGCGTATACGTTGTAAGACCCCATTTGGGCGCCTGCTCCTGAGTATCAAGTGCTTGATTCTGAATTCCACGCGTGTGGGATCTGTCAACTGAAAAGGTGCGATCCGGGTGTGATTCACACAACTGGATCAGACTTTGAGGGATTGTACTTTGAGAAACTACTGTTGTCATATTACTTAGTCTATGCGTGAGCGGTTTAGACTACTTTATTCCTTGCGATTACGCCGATTTGTCTTGTTCTTGCGATTGCGCCGATTTGTCTTGTTCTTGCGATTGCGATTGCGCCGATATAGACCACCATACTGGGAATTATTAGAAGCTCCATTAGCTGCAGCATTAGGAAAATTGCCATTATTATTCGCTGCCGCAGCCGCACCAGCAGCCGCAACACCCGTTACATTGATTGTGATGGTTTCACCAGGTGCTACAGTAAAGTCAGGCATTCTATTTAATGCTCTGGTTTAATTACCATCTCATTAATGATTTTGTTTCGTTCTTCAAGGTCCTTCGCATTTGACTTACAGAACTCTACAAACTTACAGAGTGCTTCAAATACCGAGGCCGGAAGTGAACCGACATCGAAAAAAATACCATTTGAGTTCTCGCTAAACTCACCGTTTTCACGGCGCAAAATTCTGTATATTTCTTCAAGTTCAGATCTAGATAATGTTTCTATCTCCTTACAAAAAAGCTTACGTATTTCATACTCCTCTTTCGTTAAAGAAGACATCTCTACTTGTTGATTTATTGACCATCTTCCTCCTCTTCCGCAGCTTCCTCTTCTTCCTCCTCTTCTTCATCATCCTCAGCCTTCGGTGTCTCTTCAGTATCCTTTGTCGTCAGTGTTTCGGCCGGTGGTGAAACTTTAAGGCGCGGCCCGCCAGTTGTACCCGCCAGGCCCCGGAAGATACCTACACTGACGATAAACGGATCCTTCAACTGAAATCGTGACTTCTGAATCTCAACCCGAATACGATCACCCACCTTTAGCATATCAAACTCTTCGTCACCCAAATGGAGGTCGCGAGGCACCATCAGACGAATTGCATTCTCATAGACTGCATAAATACCCATCTTGTTTGACTTGAGCACTTCAACCTCCACTTCCGTTCCTTCAGGCGGATGTAATACACGTCCCTTAGCCTTGACAATAAATGACCAATCTCCTGAAAAGCGCCCTGAATCAACACCACCCGCTGAGCGAGTTAAGATTTCAAGTGTACCAGGAAGTACATAGCCGTGGGTAGAGCAGCGCTGCTCAAGACGCTGCTTGACCTTTGTCAATAGAATGGCATCAATTGATGTAATCTCAGATCGGAGATCAGTCGGAGTCAAATATACTTTCTCTTGAAAGAATGCTTCGGATTCCATCTTTCTTACTACTCTAGTGTATAAGCCTTAGATATCAATTTTAGGCGCTACTTCTTACTTTTGTGTTTTGAATAGTAGGCAGATAATGGTCTATAAAAGAAGCGTAGACCACCATATTTGGCTCGCCGCATATCCATCCAGCGTAGAACAATTTCAGTGAGTGCACAAAAGCTAGCAGCACCTTGTAACTTTCGCCCAGTTTTAAATTGATCATCCGTTAAATCAAAGTGTTTTCCTTCACTATGCCTAGCTAAGATATCACCAATTTCAACTAATTTTTTCTTATGTCCACTTACTGTACTTACAATTGCACATGCTGCGCCTCCACTCGGATCTTTTCCTTTTGGTTTAGGAGCGTGTGTCTTAAAAATATAGGAGCGTTCCCACGGTAAAAGAGTTCCGTATATTTCGCTTGCTGTTGTCTCATCGGCAACTGCTCGTATAACTGTATCTTTTACAGATGTCTTGAATATATTCAAAACAGATGGAGCACATGCTCCTGCTTCACATAGATAAATAGGCTCGTGGCTGATAGGATCAAGATAACGGAATGCTTTTATAGCAGCAGGCCCTACTCCAGCCGTTACCATTTGTTCAGGATCAATTGCCTCTTCAAGATAAGGAACTTCCATTGTATACAAGTAATGCTGCTCATCAGGCTTTAAAAAGGAATCCCAAATAAACTGTCGTGCTATTTTCTTAAGATCTGCTATACCTGTTGGGTCAGCAGCGATTGCTGTAGCCACTGATCTTGCCCACCACTGAAGTTTAGTTATACGTATTTTTATATTATCACGCCGATCAATATCGTTACCTGCTATTCTTAAGATAAGAGGGTCAAACTCTTGAGAAACTCCCTCATTATAAGGAGGCACTAAAGAATCAATCCACGCATTTGCTGCTGCCCAGAATTGTGATATAACTAGTCTTTCTGCAGGAGGTTGATTGACAGCAAGGCCTTTCGCTACAAATTCAGGTACTTCTTGAGGTGGCAGTCCTTCATCTGCCGCAGCTGCTACAGGTGCTGCTGCTTTCGCAAAAGGTTGTGCTACAGTTCTTACTGCGACTGCTACTGGTTGAGCTACAGGAACACCTACTTTTGGCTCATATGAATCGCGTTTTACAGGATAATGACCATATCGTAATGCGATTGGGATTGATTGATCTTTAATGCTAGTCGGTTGAAACAAAAAAAGATAATTTCGCAAAACTAAGTGTCCCTGCCAATCACCATTTTCAAGAACAATTGAAGGATTATTAACAGATCTCATTAACAAACTGATTAAAGTTTGTCTAGGAATATCTTTAAAAAGCGTAGCTAAATCTTCCCATTTGTAAAAGGGCTGTTGCTTGAAAAGTTTCTTGAGTGTTGAAATCAAATTCTGTTCCATAAATCGCGCCGCAAATAAATCATAGGTAGCTACATCTTCTTTTAATTCACTGACTTTAATTGAAGGTTCACATTCAAATGAACATTTTGACCAGTCACAGATAGGTGTAAAATCTTTATCGTTCAAATCTACGTCAATCTCAACACTAGGATTTAAACTGGTCGTCATTTTAACAGGGGATAATCCAGTCACCAAAACCGCATCGTGATTTAGATTGCAATCGGTAGCACCTCTTTTTAATGCGCGACTTACATTTCCAACCAAAATAGCTTTATTCATTGCTTTTCTGTAAGAGTATAAGTCGATGGTTTCACGATTCAGAGCAGCAGGAAATATATTTACGTATAAATGAACAGTACAGTTACGCTTTCTTTTATCTGTTAGCATCTGATGACTACAGTAACGAATACCACGTCCTACAATTTGTTCCTCCTTAGACAAGTGAAACCAGCCTTCTAGAATATGAACATCACGAATTGCCTTCAAATCAAGACCTTCGCCGGCAACTTGAGATCCAACAATAACCTTTATCTTTTGACCATCTACATTACTCGCATCACGAGCAGTCTGAATGACCCGAGTATTATTAGGAGATAAAGGAAGTGACTGCTTCTCAGGTGTTTTGACATCACTTGCAGTTAGGAGCGCATAATATGCAGGGCTGAATGTGTGCCCTTCTGCTTGTGTTGAGTGACCAAACTCGCGGCGTGAGCACTTCGAGCATTGACGACCTCCTTGTGACCGATCTGCGCCCTTGCTAAAAAGAGGCGCTGATCGACCCCAAGGCGTATATCCATTTGCTTCCAGAAGAAGGCAAAAGATAATGGCGCCATTTTCAACAAATCGACTGTAGACAAACGAAATACCTTCTGATTTTTGTACAGTTTGAATCACGTTAAAAAACTTAGGTGAAAATCGTTTGAGTTGCCCTTCAGTTGCGTTCATCCAGCCATATTCGGTATCAGCACCAGCAGGGATATATTGCGGTAGCACAGATAGACGAGTTCCTTCAAAGGTTCCAGGGATACCGCGAACTCCAAACCAATTTGCAAATCCTTCACTTCCATATCTTGCATCAGTACCTTCACCAGGAAAAATACAATTTCCAGCTTGAAGTAAACTATCAATGGTACGAATTCCTAATCCTTTTGTCTCAATAAGACGTGTTGTTTCTGATTGTAATACAGCAAGCGAATCTCCATTTAATTCGCATTTTACTAAGGGAAGCCGCATTACATTTTGCTTCTCCAACTCATTTTCTAATCTAAGACCATTTGGACCCGTTGAGGGCCATTGCTTTACACGCATTGCTACAGGAGGATCTAGGCGAGCAGGAAACGCTTTAGGATTTTCACCCCGCATATAAGATACGTGTGAATTTGCAATTTTAATTAATTTTTGTTCTGCTGCGACTGTAAGCTCTCCTGTTGCTGTAAATGTGAGATCTGATAGAGAGAATCGTTTCTCTTTATCATTTTCATCCACTTTGTCTACAATTTGTAAGAACTCGAGTAAATTAACAATCTCTAGATAACTATTGTACATAGGTGTTGCCGTCATAAGAAGTAATTTATTACCTTCGCATAATGCTAAGACTCTCTTTAAAAATGGAGTGAGTTTCTTTCCAGCGGCTGCATCATTTTTACCGTCCGCATCATCATCTGCGTCATCACCTTCATCCGTCGTATCACTTACTGTTCTCAAATTGTGCGCCTCATCTACAATAATAAGACAGCCACTCAGTGCTTTTTGTAAAAGACGTGTTTCTTGAATTAATTTACGTTCTGGTGCTAGATTTTTAGGAATCTGATCAAGAATATCACGTACCATATTACGAAAAGCGACATATCCCATAATTGAATACCTCTTCTTGATGAGTTTTGTTACACGAAACTCAATATCTTTCTTCTCACGCTCATATTGCGTTTGTGTAAGTTGAAGATAGCGATTTCCTGTACATCCTTCGTGTTCATTTAAATCATCGGGTTCTACACCGAGTTTAACACGATTAATATCAAAGAGAGTACGATAAAATCCATCTTGAATCGCAGGAGGCGCTAAAATATAGACTTTATTCTTAGGACTTAGTTCTAAAAATGCCTCAGCAGTTAAGACAGCCGTGCACGTTTTACCTACACCTACGCCGTGATACAGAAGCATTCCGTTATAGGGTGTATTTGGAGACATAAATTGAGAGATAAATCGTTGTGTAGGAGTATATTCAAATTCTGTTGTAGCGCAGGCATCGGTTTCAAGGCTTTTATTCGTGAGTTTTGGTTGAAGGCTCTCCCGAATTTCCCTCTTTCCCAGAAGTTTCATAAGAAATTGGCTGTCTTCGATATCCGGATACAAACCGCCCTCGGCCTCGCGATCCTGCAGTGCTTGCGGTCCCATTTGCGACTGTGCTGGCGCTTGCGACTGAGCTGGCGCCAACGCCAGTCCCTGAATTCCTTGAATCCTCCTCGCTGTAGTCGCCTGTTTGTCCGCCGCGTAAGTCCGAAATTCGGCGATGAGTTTGTCTCTCTCCGAAAAATCGTCTTGGCCTTTCCATTCTTCCAGAAATTGATCTAGATCTCTGGGTTTGACTTCTGTAGACATAGAGGTCCTGCTGTTCTCTTCTTGTATTTTGATTTTGTGCAATTACGCTATGGTTACCACTCAAGTCTTGAATACTAGGAACTCCAACAATATCTTCACGGAAAATCGGAACAAAGTTACGAAAAAGTGTAGCAAGTTGAATCAGAATTCCTCTCTTCTCAAGGTTATCAGGGCGTAACAAGAGGAGTGCATCATCCATTGATTTCCAAGCAAGAGATCCAATTTCTTTGATCATTTCATTATTAAGTATATCAAACGATATAGTACGATCACCAATGTACTGTGCAATGTAATATGTGTGACGATAGTGTATGTCATTTGATCCAAAAAAAGTCTCAACAAAGGGTGCAATATTCATCACTTTCCATAATTCTTCTTCGTGAATACTTGTTTCTTCTTCTAATTCTCGGTATGCGCATTGTAGGTCTGTTTCATAAGGATTGCGACGACCCTTTGGAAATCCCCACTCAGGTGTTTCATAGACTACAGGTTCTTGCCGGAGAAGATCGGCTAATGTATATATTTCACCCTTATTTGTTTCAATACCCTTGCGAAGTTCTATTAATTTTTGTTTTGATGTATGTCTATCGTGCGCATATCGCTGACTAGCTTCCGCATCAGATCCCCATAAATTTTGCCAAATGGTATCAAAATCATCATTAAGAAGACTATTTCTTTCTTTTTTAGTTGTACCTCGTAACTGTTTACGAATATAGTCAGGATCATTTATCTTGTATTTTCCGCGAAGGATATCCATAAATCCAAGACTATCTTTTCGTTGGATCATTAAGACTTCAGGTTGAGTCTGTATAAGACCTGTAGGGCTTCGTGTATCACTGCAAAATTCATTTGTAGGTGACCATTCTTCAGTTTTACCTATCCAGCGAAATACTAGAACACCATATGATGAAACTGGTTCTGTACAATGACGAAACCCGTGTCCGGATGTGCCACAATTTGAACATGTAGGATTATGTGTTGATGAAAATTCATTAGATGATGATTGTTGTAATGACATTTAAAATGTCTTCTTACTTGGTCATAGGCTAAATGGCTATAAGTGGGCTGCTGCGTTAACCAGACCTATCCAAATTCTGCCTTATTTGACAGATACGATGCAGATACCACCCGAAGTTTGGGGACCTTTCTTTTGGCATAGCATGCATATCGTAGCACTCGGCTACTCATTAGAACCAAACTATAGTGAAAAGAAGGCTGCGAAAGAATATTTTGAATCATTACAAATACTTATCCCGTGCCCAGTGTGTCGTAATCATTATACATCTCATCTTGCAAAGATGCCTATTGGCCCTTCTCTTGATTCAAGAACAGATCTCTTTCGCTGGACTATTGATTTACATAATGAAGTCAATGAGATGTTAGGTAAACGTAAACTTACAGAAACAGAGGTAATTCAATATTATTCGCGCTTAGGAGCGAGAGGTAGATCACCTGTAATCACATCCAATGACTTTATGGAAGCAGATCAACAGGCAATTTTTAAGGGCGCGTGTGCAGGTCTAGCTGTTGCAGCAGTTGTAGGTGGAGCTTTGTATTTCGGATTATGGCGTCAAAAAGAGACTGCTTAGGTAGAATGGGAGTCGACTCCGAAGCCCTGATTCAAGGATTACAATTACCTGATAAGCCGGCGCGCGAAGCCAAAGTAGATGGTGTTAAGATAGTTGTCTTGGAAGCAAAACTTACAAATGATCAAATGAAAGCTCGTGAAGGAACCTATTTTTCCGAAAAAGAAGCTGATACTATTTACGATGAAGATGTGGATGTCTGGGCAAAGAATGAAGATGTACCTGGAGGTAAAGTTCTTATTGCCCGGTTTCGCAAAAATGTCATTCCGAAGGAACTTATTGAGAAAGCTTGGAATAATTTCTACAATGCGGCGTCGGCATCCAGAAATCGCGGTGCAGCCGCTGGCCCGATTGATCTCAAGAGCAAATACTGGACGAAACGAAAGCCGAGGAGTGTAAATAAGTGGTCAGCGCAATACGAACAGAATGGTAAGCTTAGCAAAATGCGCGTAAATAACAATGTATTCAGTAGCGTTCTAGGATATTTTGAGCGCACACCGTTTATGGGTTTACCGTGTCGCTTAACCTCCTATACGCAAAAGTATTTTGAAGAATACAAGCAAGGTATTCCTTACATTCAGGCAATTGATGGTTTATTCAAGAAATTAGTACCCGATAGACACAAGGTTCAACTCAAACAGGCAAATGAGAGGCCCGAGTTTCGTATTGCTGATACTGCATTTTCTTCAGTTACGATGAATCGCAATTTCCGTACTGCGCTCCATATGGATGATGGTGATTTGAGAGCAGGATTTGGAAATCTAACGGCAATTGAACGTGGCAAGTATCATGGCGGATTCACGCTGTTTCCTCGGTATAAGATCGGATTCAATATCCGCACGGGCGATTTTTTGGCGATGGATGTGCACGAGTGGCACTGCAATACGGAGATGCGTGAGACTTCAGAGGATAAGGCGTATAACAATAAACTACCTGAGGTTTACTTGAACAATAAGGAAACAGGGACACAAGGTGTTGATAAAAAATACAGTCGTCTATCGTTTGTTTGCTATCTGCGTGAAAAACTTGTAGACTGTAACCCGAAGGAGTCTACACCGTATTACAAGAAGATTGGATATGATCCAAAGAAGGGAACACTAACACCCAAAACAACAACGCGCAAAAAGGATAGAAAGGCTGAAAACTTGGAATAATTCATTCTTAGTGGCTGCTAGAGATGGACGCATCAAGGGCGCAAAAGATTGCTCAAGTATTAAAGGATACTAGAACACTTGGAAAGGATATTGGAAAACCTGTTGCTGGTCCTGCCGCAGCTGCCGCAGCAAGAGCTGTGACTGAAGCGACGTCCCGGTTACCAATAGGATCAATTGGTGGAACTGTAATGAAATATCTACTGTATCTCATTGCAACTCTTTTGGCCATTGGTCTACTTGTATTAGCCATTGATCAGTGGGTAACACCTATTTTTAAGAGACTTCCTGCTTCTTTACCCGGCATTGATAAGACACAAGTCTTTTGGACAAATACCAGCAGCGTAGCGCCAATCCTAGTGGGGACACCACCAGCTGGCTCAACACCTACTGCTACTACACCCTACGTATCAATTCTTCAAGGCCAAGAATCCTATGCGTTTACAGCTGATGTCTTGATCAATGATGAATTTCCTCAAACTCTTCCTTCTGGAGTAACTGATCGCATCTTTTTAGTACTACGAACAGGCACATTCGCTCTGTCAGACGCAAATACCAAAATAGAAATTAGTCTTAATAATACAGTAAATACAGTAAAAGTTACAGTCAGATCTTCAAGTGGGCTAGAATCTGCTGAAATTGAAAATGTACCCATTCGCACATCCTTTAGAATTGGAGTTGTAAAGACACCGACATATATGGACGTGTACCTTAATGGAAAACTCTATAAAACACGTAAACTTTCAGGAACAAGTGCTGCTATAGCAACAGGCGATACGATTTATCCGCCATCCTCCATTAAACTTACAGTTGGACAAACTACAACAACACTTTCAACTGGAATTAAAGTATTGAATTTCCGTGCGTTTGGATATGTACCCGAACCATCAGAAATGCTTTCACGAATGAATGATTTGATACCGACTGCTTCCTTTTCATCGTAAAATCAGTAGTTAAGGGTAGATGAACACAGTCTATCTCGTGTTAGGACTAGGTGTAGTTCTTATTATAATTTATTTGATAGTGAAATACACATTCGGGTCACCAAAAGAGGCTGATAATAGTCTTGTTGTAGTCAAAAATACAATATCGTTATCTTCATCTAGACAAGTGGCAACAGGTGAACAAGTTAAAAACTTTTGGACAGATCCAGCTGGATCTACGATTTTATTCTTTATAAATCCAACAATCAATGATCGGACTAGCATTTCTGGAAATGAATATGCTACGGCAATCGATATTGGATCAAAATGTAAACTCAATATCTTAACATCATCTGATGCAGGTCGTGGTGATGAATATGTACCGGCTGAACTAAAAATTAATATAAAAGGAGTTACCGCTTCTGAAGTCATTGAACTCTATAATATTGATCTTCAACGTTGGACAGCTGTTGCTATTGTTAAACAGGGTGCTCGGTTTAAGATTTATTTAAATGGAAAACTAACGGCAGCGTACACCTGTATAAATGGAATGCCTGATTCCGATACAACGCAACCACTCATTCTAGGAGATTCAAGGGGTCGCCTAGGTGGAACTATCGCAAATATGATTGTATATTCTGTACCTTTATCAACATCTGATATTAATTCATTAATTAAACAACAATCGGATATGGATGGAAGGCCTTATAGTTTAGGACATGCTGCTTCATCATTTTCTGAAATCTTTACAAGTTTACCTGATATTCTTGGGTGTCCGGGCGGACTTTGTACACAACCTATGAAACCGTATCCTTATGAAATGTGGACAACGCCCTACGCATAATTCTGGTAACAGAATAGAATCGGATGAACTCAGCCCTTGGAGCCATAACGACAGGGCCTGGTAGGATAATATTAATGTTAGCGGGGATTGTGATTCTGTGTGTTTGCCTCTATTACTTATACAAGTATATGAGTGGTGATGCTGAAAAGGCAGATATGGTAGTCTTTGCAAACTCAACTGGTGGTCTACCGGCAAAAGATACTACAGCAACTGTATTTACTAGTAAAAATATACCAGCCATTTACAGTGGTGGAGAATATTCAGTGAGTCTATGGATTTACGTGGCTAACTGGTCTACAAATCCAAATAAGAATAAGATATTCTTAACAATTGATGGAGGCGATGGTACAGATAATACTCTTCTAATGTATCTGGGTGCTAATACAAATAAGATGGGTATCCGTGTAACTTACGATAATGGGACTGCACTAACCCCCACGCTCGTCAATGGTGCAATTTTTTCTGCTACATCTCCCTATAACGATAATGAGGCGAATTTTTCAGAGGGTGATGTTAAGTCAATCGATCTTCAGAAGTGGGTACATGTATGCGTGGTGCTGAGCGGTCGTCGTCTTGATGTTTATGTGGATGGCAAGCTGAATCGTAGCAGTGTTCTTGCTGGAATGTATAAGGTGGCTGGTACCGGTACAAGTTATCGAATGAAGGTGGGTGGTCCCAATGGATTTGGTGGACTCATCGGTCAGATTAACGCTGCGAACTATGCTTACACTCCGGACCGTGTATGGGCCCTGTATTCCAATGGACCGCAGGATACATCAATTACATCACTTATCAAATCATATTTTGATCCCGGTCAGTATTCCTTTTCACTCAAGCGCAATGGTGAAGATGTTATTGCTGGAAGTACACCTGATCTATAGACGAATATGTATTTCAAATACTAAGCGACTTACTGTTATAAAACAATCCAATCTTGTAAATTCTAAAAAAGACCTTATAAAATGTCTTTTTTACAATCCTAATGATAGTTAGAGAGTATGCAGGCCGCAAATACAGGTGCTGTAAGAACTAATAGTTTTCCTAGTAGCGTATCCTTCGGTGGATCAGATCCCTTATCGCAAGTTCTAACAGGAGTTGCATTAGTCGCTGCTGTCTACTTTACGATGCTTTTTGCCGAGTATATATACCAATCCTATTTGGCTATGTTCCGTGATCGCGTTGAGATCTTTCCTAATACATATGCTTCCGGTTCATTAAGTCATACGGCAATTCAGGATCCAAAGAGTCCTCTTGCAAAAACAGTGTATACCTCCGATAATCAGCGTTCAGGTGTAGAATTTAGTTATTCACTATTCTGCTATATCACAAGTGATACATTTTCTAATGGAGATGATAAATTATATCATATTTTGCACAAGGGATATTCTAAACCGTATCCTCTACTGGGTCCCGGTCTTTTCATGAAAGGTAATTCGAATACACTCCGTGTCTATATGAATTGTTATAAGACATGGAATAATTATGCTGATATTGACAATATTCCTATTGAGAAATGGGTCCATGTTGTTGTTTCTTGCAAAGGAAATCAGCTCTATGTGTATATTAATGGAAATTTGAAGACAAAGATGGCACTTTCTGGTAATACGCCGCCTTACCAGAATTATGGCGAAATCTACCTCTTTAACCAACGGAAGATCACAATACCTTCTACAACTGCTTCTCTAATGACTGGTACAGATGAATCTCAAGTATCAAGTGGTGAACTAAACTTTAATGGTGCCGCAAAGGGTCTAGCCAGTCGTGTATTCTATTTTGCATATGCTCTTACATACACCGAGATTCAGAATCTAATAAGTATGGGCCCTTCACCTGTAATGGAGGGTGTGAATATGAGCATTACTCCTTACTTGACCGATCAGTGGTGGACCACTGCCTAGATTCTAACTATTGAAAATTTAATTGAACTATCCTTTGAAGCGCTTAAAATGAGAACTCATCTTGTTTCACACCAGCAAGAAGAGTTGTCATGACAGGAGGAGGTCTTTATGTTCTTGTAGCCTATGGTTCGCAAAATATTCTTTTGAGTGGTAATCCTGATTTCACTTATTTTTACCTAGTATTGAAGAAATACAGTCATTTTTCATTTGAATCTGTAACTATTCAACTGGATGGACCTGGAGAATTACTTTGGGATGCTCCGATTAAGGTTCAAGCCAAAATTCAACGAGTTGCAGATTTACTTTCAGATTTGTATTTAACATTTACTCTCCCGGATATTTACAGTCAATTTATAAGTCCAAATGCAGCAACTCGAACTGCACAGTATGAGTTTCAATGGAATCGTTATATTGGAGCACATATTATCCAAAATGCGACATTTTTGATAGGAGGTACGATAGTTCAGGAATTTGATAGTGATTATTTAATTGCTATTGCTCAAACTGATCAAGATGAAACAGAGTATGCCAAATGGCGACAACTAGTTGGAGACGTTGATGAAATTTATGATCCAGCAAATGGTCCTTACTCCGGCGCTCTTGGTGGCACAAGCGTTCGCTCAACAGGGTCGACAAGTTTATATCCAAATGTGGCTAGAAATACAAGTGTAACAGTACAAACAAATGCGCCTTCTATCCCAAGTCGTCAAATTACAGTACCTTTATCTTTTTGGTTTACACAGGATACAAGTTTAGCAATACCGCTTGTTGCACTCCAGTACCACGAATGTTATGTACAGTTAACATTAAGATCTGTACAAGATTTATTTACAATTTTAGATCCATCAGGGTACCGTGTCCGTCCTGGTAATCGTGTATTTGCATCAAGTGCGCAGATACAGACAGGTAATTTAAATTACATACCAAATAATACTCCTGAAAACTATTTGAATAATTATTTAGTTGATTTTGGATATACAGCACCTCCTCTTAGTACCTGGGCTCTGAATGCATATTTACAAGCAACGTATGTATATCTTACGGATCCAGAAAGAAATACATTTTCATCACAGACTCTTACATATCCAGTACGTCAAGTAACAAACTACACATTTCCAAGCATTAATAATCGGCAGAATTTAAATTTGTATACACATAATCCTGTACCGCGTCTATTAATTATACCGAGGCGAAGTGATATGATCCCTTATACGAATAACTGGGTAAATCTGACAAATTGGTATAATAGCACAAGCGCACCTTTTTTTAGTCCATCAAACGCAGTGTATGATTCAGGCATACGAGCTGTAGGTATTTCTGGATATTTAATTGCAGGATCACAGGAAGATATTATTCGCCAACTTCGTATTTTATGTGATGGAAATGAAATTCAAGAAGTGAAACCGATTCAGTATTTTCACGAGTTGTCTTCTTGGAAATATGCCACGGGCTTATTTCCGAAAGGATTAACTATTTATAGTTTTGCTTTGAATACATCAAAATGGATGAAACCGAGTGGGACTCTGAATACAAGTCGTGTTAAGAATTTTCAAATTGATCTTGATCCTTGGCCTCTGGCCGCTGATACAAATTACACCTATGATTTTATTGTCTATGTAGAAAGTTTGAATTTCTTAGTGATTGAAGGAGGTATGGGTGGGATGAAATACGCGACATAAAGTCGCTTATTTCTTACGTCTTGTCATATTTTTAACTTTTTCAGATTCAAGATTTGGATTTTTGAGTCGTATTTCAGGCATTTTAGATTTTCTGGTGGGGTTTTCTTTTATCCAACCAGGCCATCGCTTCATCATCGCTTTGATTGTCTTATGCTCTCTCTTAAACCGATTACCAAATTGAAGTCCTCCAGGAGTCTTATAAACAGCAGTCTTCGGTGAAACAAAATTAAGACGCACTACAGCACCATCTTTTATAAAGAACTGTAGAGTTCTCTGATAATCCTCCTTTTCACCTTGACCTATATCAATGCGTACTTCCTTACCTGGATTTATACAACCCCAGAAAGGACCCACGCAAAATTTAAGATCTGTCGTTACCGTTGGCTTCATAAAGAACCCATTTGCACTTGGATAAACACCCCAGAAGCGACAATTCGCCTTTTTACATTCTTTGAATCCACGCTCAATAATTCCCTTCAAACTTTTTAATTTTCGCTCGTGCCTTTTTTGGCTTCCATCATATTCTATAAATCCAGATACATCATCATCTAGAGATACAAGGGGTGTCCCCTTAGGAAAGTGATCAAAGATCCAATTACGTACTTGAGGAAGTCCAGGAACACCGACTAGAATTTCCTTGTATGTACTGGGATCAAGGACTGCTTCATACTCTTTCTTCTGCTCTTTATCAGCAACAACTACGTAGATAGCCTCTTTCGGAATGCGATATTCTTTTAGTATAGCTAAAGTCTTATCACGGCATCCTTCAGCTCTTTTATAGGAGGGAACTACCACAGTATAGTCTGCGGACATCTACTCTTATCTTTTATTTAGTAGAAGAGGTAGATGAGTTTCTTTACAAGCTTAGTTAATAAGATCACATATCAAATAAATAAAGCAGTTTCAGATCCTGAAGCTGAAGCGTATGCGGCAGCCCAGGCTAAACAGGCCCAGCAAGATGCCGCAGTTGCGGCAAATAAGGCTAATAAAGAAGAAAAGGCTGAGGCAAAAGCGAAAGCAGCTAAGGATGCTAAGGATGCAGCTGAAAAACTTTCTGCCCGGAGTAATTCAAGTATATCAGGCTTTGCTGGAGAATCATCACAACAAATTCTTATAGTATTTTTTGTTCTTGCATATATCACAGTCGCAACATACGGTGGTCATCTTGCTGCGAATCGTGATATCGGATATTCAACCGCAGGTCGTATTGTTTCGTTTATTTACGGAACAATTCTATTTCCAGTTTTAATTATTCAATATATGTGGGACACATTTAAAGAGGGAAAAGAATCAATTAATTACTCATTTTTACCGATCAGTACATATGTACCGACTGGTGATTTAGAAAAGCTTGTATTAGGACCTTTTTGTTATGTACCAGATCAAGCAAGTGTTAATGCAACTGCGAAAGTCGCTCAAATGTATTTAGAGGCTTTTCAAAGAACTGCGGCATCTGCAGCACCCCCTATCGATAAAACACCTCCTGTTGCCAAGCCTCCTGTTTCATAAACGGTCTAAGAAAGTACCAGTATATCTATATAGATTCAAATGGCAATGCCTCTTGTAAGCATTGTGACACCTACATATAACCGTAGACGCTTCTTTCCAACTCTAATACGAATGATTGAAACTCAAACGTATCCGAGAGACCGTATGGAATGGATTGTGTACGACGATGGACAGGATCCTGTCGGTGATCTAATTGATGAGGCGCAGCACCGGTTGCCCCGTACAATTTACATTCGCGATGAGGAAAAGCAGACACTTGGTGAAAAACGCAACCGTCTAAACCGTGAAGCCAAGGGGGAGATCTTAGTCGCCTTTGATGATGATGATTTTTATTTTCCGGAACGTGTATCTGCTGCGGTAACTGCTCTACGTTCAAACCCGACAGTAGATCTGGCTGGATCTTCAGAAGTTTATATGTATTTTACAGATACGAAGGAAATTCTAAAGATTGGCCCGTATGGAAAGACTCACGCCACGAATGGCACGATGGCCTGGCGCAAACGGTATGCCTCAAGTCACGTGTACGACGAAGCGGTAGCCTTTGCGGAAGAAAAGTCTTTTCTTGATTCATATAAGAATTCATTAATACAATTAAATCCTATGAAGGTAATGCTTGTAATGAGTCACAGTGACAATACATTTGACAAGTCTATTCTTAGAGCGTCAGAGAATCCATTTTTGAAAAAGACGCCCTTACAACTTAAGGACTTTATCAAGGATCCATTAGTCTTTACTTTCTTTGCTTCTTTGTGAAATACCTAAACATGAAAAGGACCCAACCAACAGAAGGTTGCCAGTATGCCTCAAGATGAATCGGTGTCTACAATGTTGGAAGTCTATCAACAACCACTTAATCATTCATTAAGTGAATCATCACCTACAGCAAGCCAATCAGCTGATATTAAAGTACCCCTACATCCGCATCAACTTGCAATGATTCAGGCAATGGAAGAAAAGGAATATGCGTGTATTCACGGATTTAGACTGGAAAATGAAATACATTTTAGTCAGTTTGCGATTGTAGGCGATAAAGTTGGATCAGGGAAGACTTTAATGATGCTTGGATTTTTAGCGCAGATGAAGGCGAAAGCACTTAGAACTCAACAGGATTTGAAAGTATTTTCTCGTATTCATCCACAGTCAAAGTCGACCTTTTGGAGCCATAAGCCAATTGCACCCATTGATTGTTCAGGCGCAACACTCATTATCGTACCGCATACACTCTTTCACCAATGGAAGCATACGATTACAAAGCAGACAAACTTATCCTTTTTAGAGGTTCGGACTACAAAGACTCTTGAGAAGCCTGATTTTATTTCACTGATTAAAACTCGTGATGTTACTCTGATGTCCAATACGATTATTAAACATTTTATGGAAAAGAAGGTTCACGAGACAATGCAGTGGTCTCGAGTTGTGTTTGATGAAATGGATAATGTTCAGTTTACATCTACTACACCTATGCCAAAGGCAAATTTTTACTGGGGGATGACAGCCACGTGGTCAAATCTACTTTTTCACGGATTGTACATGTACATGTCTGAGGCATTCTTGAATCGGCAGATACAGATAGGTCTCCACCCCGAACTTGCGATCCTACTACAACAAGATCAGGCAACAAATGGACAAAATTACTATGCGCGATATGATATTAAAAGTCAAAACTTCTTTGCGCCTTTTGTTACAAAGCATCCGTCAAGAGGTCATCTTGTATTGCGTTCTTCAAATGCGTTTATGGAGCAGAGTTGGAGAACACCACCTGTTATCGAGCAGAGAATTATCTGCGAGTCGCCGATTGTACACAGGCTAGTCTCTAGTTTTGTTAACCAGGAAATTCAGGAGTTGCTACACGCTGGTGATGTACAGACTGCGCTTCAGCGTCTAGGTGTTACCGCTGAGAATCAAAGTTCTCTCATAACAGCTGTCTGTGATTCACGAGAGAAGGATCTTGAGCGTCTTGAGAAGACATTAGCTTTCAAGGAAACGATGGACTACAGTACTCCTCAAATAAAAGAGGCGGCCATTTCATCCTTACAGACTCGTATTGGTTCACTCAAGGAGCAAATTTCAAATCTGAAGGAGCGCATTACAAATGCGAAGAATGAAATCTGCGCAATCTGTTACGATGAACCGACAACGCCGACCTTTGTAATGTGCTGTTCACGTATCTTTTGCGGAGCGTGTATAGTTAACTGTATGCAGCGAAAGAGTAGCTGTCCTCTCTGTCGTGCTGACTTAGATTACAAGAAACTCTGTAGCATTGAAATGGGTGAAAATCTACGATTAATGACTAAGGCTATTGTAGAGGCTGCGCCTAAGCTTCTAAAGAAAAAAGATGCGTTGCTCAAGTGTATAATGGACTCGAGCGGTGGTCGGTTTTTAGTCTTCAATCGTTATGATAATCCGTTTAATGAGATTGAAGGAACTCTCATTGAACAGGGCTATCGGGTAGCGACAGTGCGTGGCAATAAGGATCACGTCTCGAATGTGCTCAACCAGTTCGAGAAGGGTGAAGTTAAGATTTTACTGATGAACTCGGCTACTGCGGGTGTAGGAATGGATCTGAAGTCTGCGACACACGTGATTCTAATGCACGCAATGCGAAAGGAAGAAGAGCGTCAGATTATCGGTCGTGCTATGCGTCTAGGACGAACAGCACCACTGAATTTAATACGATTGTTACATGAGGAAGAACAACAGATTATAATTTAGTGTTTATTGGATCGTGTCTTTCTTGACTTTGACTTGGCCTTCTTTGTCTTATTTCTATGATTTACCTTTCTACGTCTTCCACCTGTCATTGTAGGATTCGCCATCGCAACAGCATTAGCTGCTACGCGAGCAGCTGACTCTTCAGGTGTTTCATCAGAACAATACGGAACCGCAATGGGAGTCTGCCCGTACTGAATTTCTTGGCATAGGCCACGAATGTGTTGCACATTCTTACCGATACCATTCCACCCAATACCACAATAGCCTAAGTGAGCAGATACCGGTGCAACATTAAGATTTGCAGCGTACTTAATATGATTAGGTGCATATTGCTTGGTTTTTTCCATATAGAGTTTGGTCTGAGAACCTGATAGACTTGTTATGCCAAATGCACCACCTGCTTGTCCTGTTCCTTTATCTCCCTCTTCAATGCCAACATTGGAATCAGAATCTGCACCTTGGCCTATCTTTTCTTCTTCTACTTCTTTGGATGCAGCATCCGCAACAGCCTTTGAAGGGGCAATTGCACTAGGTTCCTTGCTAGGATCTGTTGTCGGATCTATAGCAACCTTTCCTAGAACCTTGTCAACTAACACCTTTACTTGCGCATATTCAGCACGGTATGCAGGCCTCCACGGTCCAAGTGTTCCTGTCACATTTAGTATCTCCTCGAACCGAGCAGCAAGTAGTGGATCAAAGCAATCAAGGTACTCCTTATAGGTAGCAAAGCCATTGAAGGTTCCCTTGACCGTTGTCGTCAAACTAATCCGATAGGCTGAGGGCGGCTCGATACCACCCACTAACTTGCGCATATCACTGATATTGTTCGTGCGGCTGCCTAGTTTTGTTAGAATTCCTTCGGTCTTCAAGATCATAAATCCAGGGTGCACGAAATTAGGGGGGATCAAAGGAACCAAGTCAACCACAGATCCAGCTCCAAGGCCTCCTGTTCCTATACTCCACATCGCAGTCTTCAGGCCAGATGAGCGAATGGCAACACGATCAAGTGTAAGAATTCCTGATTCAAGCAAGCTATTGTAGACATTACGACTATAGTCAACAAAGAGTTTAGGACCACCGAAGGTCATGCAGTGTATAGGAGGTGTTATTAAACCGGCACGCTTGAATCCGCCGAGGATAAGAGATGCAAGAGTCGCATTTGCAGCGCCCAAACTGTGGCCTGTTATGACAATACGGTCAATTGGAAGCTTTAGAAACTTTGTCTCAAGCGCCTTACAGACTTTATTCATTATGTTTTTCATTTGTCTTACAAAGCCTTGGTGGCACAGAAAACTTGATTGCTTGATTTCCTCTGCAAAGACCTGGCTACCCGTTTGACCGCCGAATGTACATGTCTTAAGAACTTCATCAATTCCAAGTGGTAGCAAGTTCGCATCAGCTAAGCCCCCGCCAATCGATATAGTTCCACGAAATGCAATATACAGAATCTTTTCACCGGGAAAAGGAACATTTGCCTGCTTCTGTGAATAATCGAGATACTGAAGATAGCAAGGTGTATCATCCATATGACCAATTGTGTTCAAAATCAGGCCATCTTTATTTTCAGGACGAATGGGATTCGGAACGATAACAAACTTTTCCTGCTTCTTATTCGGTGAAACTAAACGACTGTAGTCAGTACGAATAATTCCTAGTGCCGTGTTAAATACAATCGGGTTGTAATGTACGAATTGCGCAGTCTTGGCAATGACCTCGTTAGGGTCGTACATTAAACGTGAAATCATCGCGGCTTGACTCAATGCTGCTTCATACTGACCAATCAAAACTTTTCCAGAAACCTTTTTGGCATCTAGAAGAGTTTGTAAATATGTAAATCCCTTTGCGATTGTTGACATTCTAATTATAAAGAGTATTAAAATTCCCGTTTGGCAATTGTCTTTATTCCCTTCATTTTCTTTGCCATCTTTTCAAAGGATCCTTGTTTTATATGATTGACAGGATCCCAGACACCGTAATATGTACTATAGGCATTTTCCCACTCTTTGTCTGTATACAAATCTGGAAATTCATCTCTTGTTATATATTTTCGGTCAAGCATAAAATAGACATTTTTTGAGCCACGTAAGATAGGATACGGAACATCATTATTTCCGATAAGTGAAAAGTACTTTTCTACCTTTTCTCCAGCTTCTAGATCAAATTCATAGATTGAGTCACCAATATAGACGTACCGTCTAGCAGAAATCTGAAGAAGAATTGAGTTTCCAATAAAAGATTTAGCTTGAGATTTAGTGTGATCAGCGTGAGGTGGCCCAGAACTCTTTCCAATCCAGATCTCATCACACGTGTACACTTTAAGTTCTTTAGTATATTCATATGTATCCTTAGTTTCATTGTATTTGCCTTTTACTATAGTAACTGTCTTACCATCAACGGTCACTTCAAAGGGTCTAGCAAAATTATCGTGAATCTGATATTTCTTTACCATTCTATCTACTTGTAGACGCAAAGTTGCTTAGGTATACTCATTGAGTCAATCTTGCGTGCCATACTTGTTGGAATCTTAAGATTTGGATTTGCTGCTGCGTTTTGTAGAAGCAATTCAGGAATCTCCTCAATCATACAGCCCTTTTCATCTGAATACTGAATCATCTGTTTCCATGTATTGTACATAGATGATTGGCGAGTCAGAACTTGCGTAAATTGAAGTTGTGCTGGTGTAGGTACGGTATCCACGGGATATTCAGATAGAAATCCATTTGTAATCTTAAGTTTAAGTTGAAAACTTGGTCTTAATAGATTCCAATTCTGATAGAAAAAGGCCCAGTAATCTGCCTTGTCGCTCAGATCAAACAGAATAAGAAATTCCTTGTAGTGTGTCCAAGCATCTGGAACTGAGGCTAGACGCTTATGAATATTTTCGTGAACACAGAGACCTGATAGATTTCCTAAATTGTTCTCCACTTCGGGAATGATGAGAGGATCCCAGAAATCGTAGAGGCACGAGTGACTGAATTTTAGAATATCTGTACTTGGTTCTTCAGTTTCACCTTCTTCCATCGTAAGTTCGGGTGGCTCAAAACTAGCATCTTGTTGTAGATTAATGCTTGCTGAGTCGCAGCCCTTGATTGATCTTAAGATGACTCGTAGATCTGCGGAGGCGAGAACCTCAGGACGAATCTGAATGCCTAACCATTTCTGAACACTACTTGAAGGAAATTCCATAGGAACGTAGGTGCTCAGACGAACAATATGCTGATAGGCACGACCCTTGATTTCATTGCAGATCAGAAGAAGTGGATGGGTTGTTTGACCTGCTTTCCAACCACGCATATAGTCAAGAAGCTCACTGAGACCACCCTTTTCACCCAGACTGAGACCGTCGATCTCATCAAGTAGAACTGCTAGCTTATGTTTATTGCTGGTCGGAGACATTGCTTCCAAAACAGACTTTTGAGTTAGCAAAGGGATAATCTGCTTTTTGAAGGCCTGGCCACTTCGTGTATGACTTGCGTTCAGTTCAACAATTCGGTAGCCATTTTCTTTTAGAATCTCTCTAGCTAGAGTTGTTTTACCAACACCTGGAGGTCCTACGAGTAAAAAAGCTGCTGTATCTGGAGTTTCTAACCATCGTCTGAGTAAGTCTTCGACACTCGGATGAAGGTGAGCATATGACATTTATTCTTAGACCGCTGGGCATTTTTAAACGGGCACTTCTTATCTAAGAGCATCCAGCTGCCTTCTTAAAAGCTAAGGCTTGTGTAAAACGACTCAATGCCAAACAGGTATCTCCATCCCAGACACCTTCCCAGGTGAGATTATTCAACTTACAGGCATTACAGACTGCTTGTACACTTTCGGCTGAAGCGGGTACTGCTGCCATAGCGGCTACGGCTGGAATAGCAGCTACATAATCACGATTACCAACTGTTCCACTTGCCGGTACAGCAGCTACACCAGAAACAGCGGGTGTGCCCATAATGTTTGCAGATGTATAGGCAATAAATGAATTACCTGTACCTGCCACTCCAAACTTTTTATTATCACTTATATTCCCTGCTGAGATATCAGATGCTTCAGTTTTTGCTAATCCACCTACACCAAGTGTGTCAACGCAACCAGTTCCAGAAATATATGTTAAGTAATCCGGACACATATTAATTGTCGGAGGCCAGAGTTTTGAGGTAGACGGAATGTTTCCAAACCATCTCATTCCAAAAAAGAGCATAATCAGACTGACACCTATCGCATAAATAACAGTCCTTCCAAGGTTTGCAGATGAATATAATGCAAAGGTACCACCTGCTACAAGAACAACACTGAAAATAACGTAAACCACGTACGAATAATTTATGGTATTCAAATTAATTCCTCCGATTACAATATCTCCACTACTAGGTGCTGGAGCCATTCTATCTACCCTTCATTTTTAATAATTTTTCTTACCGTAGCATCTCCAATTTAAGAAATTTGAGATGTATGGTAGAACCGCTCAAATTCATTTCCTTAGAAATAAATTTTTACGGTAGTTGGTATTGACCATTAAAAATAGTCTGTACCAAATTTTAATTTTTTGTATATTTTTAAGTCATACTATGACCTAGTTTAATAGAGTGTAGGGTAATACGCGACCTGCGCAGGGCCCGTGCCGCCAGGGACATCGTCCGTCTGCGTGGCGCTGTGGAGCTCGATGTAGCCCGTGAGGTAATCAGCGTTAGCCGTGGCACCAGGGGCCGGCCCGCCAACACCGAATGTTGAGACCGTAGGGACGAGGAGCTGGATCTTGCGGAAGACGCGGCCAGAGGAAAGAACCGTCTTTCCGAGGTCACGGAGAACACCGCCCGCACCGATCGTGGAGATGGTGGACGTGTATTTGGAGGGCGCAGAGCCCAATGAGCCCCACACCGCATTATCGAAGCTGCCGTTGAGGTATGAGCCGCCCGCGCCTGAGCCCGGTGTGTAGGCGAGGACCTTGTTCGCGATGTTAGCGAGAGGGATGAAGTAGCCGCGCGCCTGATTGCGAGTTCCACGCATGCCAGTTTCCATTTGTTATACCTCCGGCTTAGAAAAAAAAATAGGAGTATTGATATTCTTGTTTTTTTGCCGTAGGGAAACTTGACTCCAAACAGAATGGACTTCCAGGACATCCAAAATCAAGCCGCAATGGTTTTACCAAATACGAATCCTCTACCGGATAATGGAATGAATGGACGAGTGAATTTGGCACCGAGTGATTCTGCCGGTGGCCAAGCTGCAGTTCCTGGATTCACCTACCGCACCTCTGTAGAGAATTCGTTTGCCGCAGATGCTCTCCGTGGAAACTGGGAAGTGACACCTCTCGCCTCAGCCTTTTTTACTCAGACGAATGTGCTTACAATTCAAAACCAAATCCGTAAGGCCGTATATGATAAGTCTGGGCCCAAAAAATACGTAATTGACGATCAGTCAGTTGATGAATTAACAATTATTATGCGCACGATGTATTTACAGTACGCGCAGAACCTGCCGTACGGAATTACAAACCAAATTGAAAAACTAAATGAACTTGTTTGTAATTGGTCTGTACCGCATATCTTGTCGGCCGTTGACCATTATAATTATTATTTGAATGATATCAGCCATATGCCGGTACCTTTAGCGCGCTCCGTAAGCCTCAGTTCTGCCGGTACCAAATCATTGCCTCTCAATCCATTTGTCTAATTTTACGTATGCTTGAGCTTGAGTACGCGCTTTGCCTCAGACTTCTTAAGGGGTGCTCCGGATGCCGCAGCTTCACGCGCCTCTTGGAGTCCAACCCAAGCCTTCTCAAACTGAACTAGGTCGCGTGTCCAGAGTTCAGATGCCGTAGTTCCCTTCAGTGTAGTAAGTGCAATCTGGGCTGCTTCAACATGCTTTCGCGCATCCTCTACCGCCGAAGCCTTTACTCTATCCATTCGCATCCGTAGTAGATATTCATACGAATCCACAGACTCTGGATCCGTAAGATTATCCAGTGGAGGCAGATTTTCGGCTCGTAGTGCCGCAACAATCTCCTCATCTGTCCGGCGCCGTAGATCCATACGATCCTCCAGAAGTGCTAGCAGAAATCGTGCCTTTGCATCAAACTCAATGAGTTCCCGCTCAAGACGCCCAATTTCTAAGGTCTTGCGTGTCTCATAGCCGGTAAGGCGAACCTGATAGTAATCCTCCATCATATCACCTACAGTTCCGTAGCGCTTGATCTTCATCTCAGGACTGAAGCAGACCATATTGGTCGTATGCCACGTTGTATTGAGCTGTAGCATCTTCTCAGACGCTGCCGGATCAGAGCGCATATCAAAGTATACATCGGATTCAAAGTAAAGAACAAACTTGACCTCCACATCATTATACAGGTCATCAAATGACTTAAGAATTGGCTTTGTACCCTTTGCCTCGTCACCTGTACAGAGTGTATCGAGATATGTCTTGTAATCCTTGGTCCACGTACCGATCGGGAGTTCCGTGACTGTAATTGTGTACTTGCTGTCATCCCACGTAGCCTTTCCCTTTGTAGTCCAACTGGTCTCCGTAGGCCGGTTAATTGTCCCCTTGAAGCCATACCACCACGGCTGCAGAACAAGTCCTGCAAGGGTTGAGCGACTCAGATTCAGACGATCGCGGAGCAAAGCGATAACATCACTAGGATTGTGCGGAGGGATATTTGCTGAGAAGCCAGTGCCGATACCAACCGCTCCATTGATGACGAGTAGAGGTACTACAGGCTGATAATATTCAGGCTCTACAACCTGCCCATCATCATCAATATGCTTGAGAATACTACCGTCCTCCTTACGAAACAGAGCATCTATGATGGGCTCCATCTGCGTGTGGATATACCTCGGCTGGGCTGCATCCTCACCTCCCATCAGACGAGAGCCAAACTGACCAATCGGCATTAGCAGATTGATATTGTTACTGCCGACGAAGTTCTGAGCCATACCTGTAATTGTTGAATTCAGGGAAGCTTCGCCGTGATGATAGGATGCGTGCTCAGATACATATCCTGCGAGCTGGGCTACCTTGATTTCTGACTTGAGATTGCGCTTCAGACAGCAGAAGAGAATCTTACGCTGCGACGGCTTGAGACCATCCATTACGTGCGGCAACGATCTCAGATTGTCCGCATTGCTGAAGTGAATGAGTTCATCATTGATAAAGCGGCTATACGGAATGACGCCACCCTTGCTTACAGATAGCGTTCGGCGAGGATCAAAGGTATTGAGCCACTGCTTACGGTCATCAGCGCGCTTCTTTGAAAACGCCAGGCACAGCGATTCATCACTTTCCTCATCCCACTTGTACTTCATATCAAATAGATTCTTGAACCACTCACGAGCCTCCTGAGGTGTGCTCGTACCCAATCCCTTATAATACTTGATCGTCCAACCCTTCAGAGCATCATCACCCTTTGCGGCTACTTCGGTTTCACGCCACGTCTCAAACTCAGACTGGCTGTAGAATGAACGAATATCACTGCGCTTGCTCATCTTGAGTAGCGGAGTAGCGAGGCAGCAGAGGAAGTCACGCTTCAGCAGTGATAGCCAGAAGGTATGAAAGAAGTTCATTAGCAGACCCTTGATGTGGCTACCATCGTGATCCTGATCAGTCATAATCATAACGCGACCATATCGGAGTGTCTTGATATCTGTATAGACCTTGCCTTGCTCCAGACCTAGAATCTTCTTGATTGCAGTTAGTTCCTCATTCTTGTTGAACTTTTCCTGACTGATATCTTTGACGTTTAACATCTTGCCTCGTAGAGGAAAGACACCCCACTTCTCCCGACCGACAACTGCAAGGCCTGCGATAGCAGACGCTGCAGCTGAGTCTCCCTCAGTCAGAATGAGTGTACATTCACCACTACGAGGAGTGCCAGCCCAAAGCGCATCCTCAAGCTTAGGAAGTCCACGCAGTGTCTTTCGCTTTGTACCATCTGTCTTCTTAGCATCCTTGGCGGCCTTAGCATCTAGGATGGCTTGAGCCTCCTCAAGCAAGCCAATCTTGATCAGTGAATCCGCAAGCTTTTCTGACTTGAACTGTGAGCCAAACTTAGTCGCGGGCGTCGTCAGAGTTTCCTTTGTTTGGCTATCAAACGAAGGATTTACGATTGTAGAGTTGATGAAGAAGACCACAGTATCCTTCAGCTGACTCGGCTTGATATCGATACGCTTCTTCTTTGCTGCATCGGAAAAGTTACCAAGAACAACACGGAGAATAGTCTCTACGTGCTTACCACCCTTCCGAGTATTGATACCATTGACAAACGAGATATGACGGTCATCAGGTGAGTCGTCCTCAGCAAAGAGATTCTTAGCGAGAACAGCACCGACCTCCCAGCGATCTCCACAGCGCTCGTATGCGTGACCGCTGCCATCACGAACAAAGAGATTAATGAACTTTTCAAACGTATTTGTCGGTACTACAGATCCCTGCCAGCTAATCTTGACATCCTTACCGGCCATTGCGGCTAGCTCAATTGCTCTAGTGTGGAGAACACGGTCCATTGCGCTAAGATCTAGACCAGGAAACCGGCTCACATCAGGCTCGTAGGAGATCTTGACGAACCCCTTGGTAGACTTGTCCTTTACAATGGACGGCTTGCCACACGTAGCCATATGATCGGTCCAGGTCTGCGTGTACTTCTGACCTGATGCGGGATTGCGAGTGGAAAGAGTAAAGCGGTTGCTAAAGATATTCGTCAACTTCGCACCATAGCCATTCTTACCACCGACAATCTTCTCCTCCGTCTTATCATAATTGCCACTGGTCAAGAGATGACCAAAGATAAGTTCTGGTGCGTAGACCTTGTGCTCCTGATGAATGGCAATCGGAATACCATCGCCGTCATTTTCAACCTCAATGAGAACGGCACCTGCTGTAGTGCGACCTACGGTGATCTCAATGTGCTTGATCGGCTGTGCACCTGTTGCAGTCTGCGAGCGAACAAGAGCATCACGAGCATTTACAATGATCTCGTCAAAGATCTTGTAATAACCAGGATTAAATGCGACCTTCTGGTGCATCATCTTATTTGTCTCGGCGTTGTATACCCATCGGACTTCCTCGTGAGTTTCCGTTGAGCCCACATAGGTGTCAGGGAGTTCGAGGATATGCTCACGGTGAGTGTGCTTCTTATATTGGTCTGCCATACCAGGCCAAGGGGAGGGGTCACGGGTCAATTTTTGGATTGCTTTTTTACAGGTTTCTGCAAAGTCTTTTTCATTCTATAAGAGTAGAATGAAACAGACTAGATATAGAACTAAAAGAAGAACGCAGAGGAAATCTAGACGCCATATGCGTAGATACGCAGGAGGTGGACTACCGTCAGGTGCGGGATTTCCTTTATCCTATACAACTCCTTCGTATAGGGAGCCTTCGGCATCTGCTGGTAGCAATCTCCAGATTTCTGAGCCCGGCTTGGCACGCCCTGTCTTGAATCCGACTGGTGGTGGAAGACGTAGGTCGACCTTACGTAAGAATAGAAATGTAAAGGTGGGTGGTTTCTATCCGAGTGTGATGGGTTCTTTTTTACAAAATGCGGCAGGTATTGTCCCAGCTACACTTTATTCTGGTTATAAGTTATTTAAAAATAATAAGACAAGCCGAAAGAATTAGGTTATCTTTTTGATAAAGTATCGATAATTCTTTTAAAATGATCTGACTTGTTCTGAATGTAGGTTACTACTTCAGAAGAATCTAGTTTTTTAATAAGTTCATTAAAGCCTTCCATTTTACGAAGTAACGGATTCAATGATCCTGCATTTGGATGCCATAAATGTATAAAAGGAATTCTAGGATTTTCTGCAGTTTCAATTGAAGTGAAATATTCAAGCTTATTCCAAAAAAGCTGATCCTCAGGTGCGTATCCCCAAAATAAATGAGGATCGTATCCACCCACTTTTACATACAAATCACTTTTTACTAGGATACTGCTGCCCTTTCCACCATATCCATTTGTTGTACACTCTACTCTTTCATCAATACCCGCGTAAAATATGGATAGATCTGCCTGTAGCTTCTCGCTAAATTCCTTGCTTGTTTGCCAAACAAATCGATCTGAAAATGGCTGCAATGCGACTGAACCACGATCAAGATAGATTTTTACTTTATCAAAAAAACGATCAGGAACAAGCAAGTCATTGTCGTGCATCATATAATATGTACGAGGGGGTCCATAAAGAAATCCAATATCAAAACATAGACTGCGATTGAATTGTCCAATAGGTGAGCCAAGTCCGCCAAGCATTGGAATATGAATCCAACCAAGGCATTCTGCGTTACAATACTCTCTGAATTCAGGTACCTCGCTATGCTCTACAATGACAATCGCAATCTGTAGAGTCGTTTTTGCTATCTCTGTTTTCAATACCTTTACAGTAGTTTCTAGCAATGATCGGCGACCTTTACATGGTATTACTAATAAGATATCATATGTCTTATCTAATTCTAATGGTTGTAGTATAACTTGTTCATCCTTGTTATCTATTATAGTATATAAGACATCTAATTGATCTATGTCGACTGAAAAATCCATTTATATTTCATTGTAGATAGGTATTTAGACTAGCGATTCTAGGATTTGAATACACTCATTTGGAACTTTTCAAATGTCTTTTTATATTGCATAGACTTTGCTTGAATATAAGGTTTAATATCTGAACTATACTGTTGTTTAATATATAAAATTAGCATATCCATTTCTGCAAGCAAAGGATTTTTTGTTGCAGCATTTGGATGCCATAAATGGATTAATGGCATTCTTGGAGAATCAGCATATTCGACTGAAGTAATTGATTCTACCTTCAACCAAAAGAGTTGATCTTCAGGTGCATAGCCCCAAAAAAGCTGGGGATCGTAGCCACCCACATTTGTAAAGAGGTCAGATTTAAGAATAAAACTGCCCCCTTTTGCACCAGGCATATTTCGTGTACATACAGCTTGTTCATCTATACCATTATAAAAAATAGATAGATCGGCCTGTAGCTTTTCGCTAAATTCTTGATTTGTTTGCCAAACAAATCGATCTGAGTAAGGCTGAAGGGCAACAACACCACGATTAAAATAAACCTGTACTTTATTAAAAAAAATATCGGGAACAAGCAAGTCACTATCGTGCATCATATAATACTTACAAGGAGGACCATACAGATGACCGATATCAAAACAGAGTCCACGATTAAATTGTCCTAGAGGAGATCCCACACCTCCAGAAAGAGGAATATGAATCCATCCGAGGCCTTCGGTAAAGGCATACTCTTTAAATTCAATACTATCTGTGTGTTCAACTAAAGTAATTACGATACGTAGATCTGTTTTTGCTATCTCGTGCTTCAGCACTTTTATTGTTGTTTCTAATAAAGGCTTACGCCCCTTACACGGAATCACAATTGAAATATCATAAGGTTCCTTTGACTCTAGAGCCTTGAACGCAGGTCGTTGACGATTCTGATTGTCAATCGATGTCTGTTCATTGTAATCTATTTTATAATCATTCATCGGATTCTCATTATTATAGATCATTACTACTTCATCAATGCATTGAATACGGGGTGATCCTGCCATTTCAGCAAGAGGGATATTAAAGACCTGGTCTGCAGTAAACATCGTTTGTTTGCCATTAAAGATATTTAGATCCTTTGGCAGCTTATTCCATAGAAAGGCCTTTGCAGTAAAAAGATGGCTGAAGACCCAGCCGCACTCACGAAACCCACGACCTCTCTTTTCAGATGTATAATGATGTTCAGTTAATGGAGTGGTACAGTATCCAGTATGACCACTGGACTGTAGATAAGACCCATAGGTGACCCAGCAATTTGTATTTTGGTAACGTTCTATAACAGTTTGAAGAGAATAGGTTGACGCAAGCCAATCATCTCCATCTAGAACACAAATGATATCTTCAGGATCACAGTTCGCTGTATCAAGGCAGCGAAATAGATTAGCACCCTTACCTACACGCTCATTGTTTCTCACAATAACTAGCCTAGCAGGCTCCTTCTTTTGCCAGGTATCTAGGAAGTTCTTAACGGAGGGATCAGGGCTCGCATCATCGACTAATGTTGCCTGAAAGGGTATTGAACAGATCTGACTAAAAATAGACTCCAGACATTTTTCTAAATATTGAATTGTGTTATAGTGCGTAATAAAAAGATGAATCTTCGGAGCTCGTTCAAATAGTCGTTGTTCAGATTTACGGATAATACCATAAAGTGTATCTAATACACTATCATTGACTAATGAGTCCATCTACAAAGTAGATTTAAGAAAGGGGTTTAGACCTTTGATTCTAAAGTTTTGAATGCGGCTCTTTTGCGATTTTGATAATCAATTGATTTTTGTTCATTAGAATCAACTTTATCTTCATTAATTGGATTTTGATTATTATAAATCATTAAAATTTGGTTGATATATTCTATACGCGCTGAACCGGCCATTTCAGTAATAGGTAAATTAAATACTTGGTCAGGTGCAAACATTCCTTGTTTTCCATTAAAGATATTCAAATCTCTTGGCAACTTTAACCATAAGAATGCCTTTGCTGTAAAAAGATGGCTGAAGACCCAGCCGCACTCACGAAATCCACGACCTCTTTTTTCAGATTCATAATGTTCATTACTTAATGGTTTTGTACAGCACTCATTTCTACCAGTCGAAGGCTGGTATGATCCATAAGTGACCCAGCAGTTTGTATTCTGATAGCGGTCGACTACTATTTGAAGCGAATAGGGATATGCAAGCCAATCGTCTCCATCAAGTATGCAGATAATATCTTCAGGATCACACTTCGCTGCATCTAGACACCGAAACAGATTTACACCCTTGCCTACGCGCTCGGTATTTTGTAGGATAATAAGACGCTCAGGTTCAATTTTCTGCCACTCATCTAAAAACTCAGTTATATACGGATCTGGAGTTGCATCATCAATAAGCACCGCTTGAAATGGAATAGATACAATTTGATTAAAAATAGATGTTAAAGTCTTTTGTAAGTATGAAATTGAATTGTAGTGCGTAATAAAAAGGTGAATCTTTGAAATATGACAGTCCATCTAGTCAGTAGATTTAAGAAAGGTGTTTAGACCTTAAATTCTAGTCTCTTAAATGCAGGCCTTTCACGATTAAGCCGATCAATTCGTACTTGTTCAGATCCATTACAGAGTGAATCATTTAATAAGCTTTCAGTATAATACAGAACAAGAATGTTTTTAATATATTGAATTCGATCTGATCCTGCCATTTCAGCAATAGGAATATTAAAAACCTGATCGGCTGTTACTTTAGCTTGCTGTCCATTAAAGATATTTAAATCTCTTGGCAACTTTAACCATAAGAATGCCTTTGCTGTAAAAAGATGGCTGAAGACCCAACCGCATTCACGAAACCCGCGACCCTTCTTTTCAGATTCATAATGCTGACTATTCATAGCAGCTGAACAATACGTACTTCCATTTGATGGCATATAGGATCCATATGTAACCCAGCAACCTGTTGCTTGGTATCTTTCAATGACTATCTGAAGTGAATACATATCAGTTAACCAGTCATCTCCATCAAGAACACATATAATATCTTCAGAGTCGCATTTAGATGTATCTAGGCATCGAAATAGATTTACACCCTTGCCCACTCGCTCAGTATTTCTCAAAATAACTAGTCTAGTAGGCTCCTTTTTTTGCCATCTATCTAGAACTTCAGATGTAGATGGATCAGGTGAACAATCATCAATAAGAAGAACTTGAACAGGTATACTTAGTTTCTGATCAAATACACTTGTTAGACATTTGTGTAAATACTCTAAGTTATTATAGTGCGTAATAAAAAGATGAATCTTTGAACAAGTATCTTTAGAATCCACATTTGAAAGTATAGTTGGTTTTGCTATAAGGCTATTCATAATATCATTTATCATATCATTTTCCATCTCATCTTCCATTATTGAATTCATAAAAAGAGTATATACTAGCGGCTTAGACCGAACTTTATAAGATAATCATAGAAGGGTAGTATATGACAGATAAATCTGTTATCTATGTATTTTATCAATTTGAGCTCAAGCAGCAGATCAGGTCGTGGGACTATAAGGATTTGCCACACGGTTGGTACTATAATCGCCACGGATATATACCGAATACACTTAAAGTAGCACATATGTTTGAGGAAAAGAATCCAAAGGCTATTAATCGCCGATATGAAGTCCAATTTTATGGTGGTCTCAAGAACAAGCGAGAAATGATGAGTTGGCTACACGAACTCTTTTCTGATTTGAAGGAACAGGGTATCTTAGCTGAATTTATGATACGTGATTTTTACTGAATTTGATAAGCCCGGCACCTTTGCGGGATTTCGCCTAAAGACAGAACACCACGGACAAGAAGAATATGTCAGTCGTTGCCAAGGCTACACCAAACTCCAATGGGAATCTTTTTGAAGTGAAAACGGTGCAGTCAGGTGCTTTTCGCACATTGATTGAGGCACTCAAGGAGATTCTTACTGAGGCGAATCTGGAATTCGACAGTCAGGGTATCAAGATCGTGGCAGTCGATGAGACGCACACGGTGCTCGTCTATCTGCGTCTACACGCTGATCGCTTTGAGAATTACTACTGCCCTGTAAAGCACGTTCTCGGTGTGAATATGATCTATTTATTCAAACTCATCAAGACGATGGGCAACAATGATAGTCTGACGCTATATTTGCCGGCAAATAATCCAAATAAGCTTGGTATTCGGATGGAAAATACGGAAAAGTCGCAGGTCACAAATTTCTTTCTGAAATTGTTTGACACGGATGTTGAAGATATCAGTATCCCCAGTCTGAACTTCACGAGTATTATTCATATGCACAGTGCGGATTTCCAGAAGATCTGTCGTGATATGAATGTTCTCGGTGAAAAGATGGAGATTACGAGCAGTGGCAGCAATCTGATCTTTAGATGTGTGGGTGATTTTGCTGAACAGGAGACGATAATCGCAGATAATCAGGCCTCGATGAAGGTTCAGACAAAGGGGACAACCAATGAGATTGTACAGGGAATCTTCCAGCTAAAGCACTTAGTTCTGTTCACGAAGTGCACGACACTGTGCCCGTCTATCGAGCTCTATCTGAAGAATGACTACCCTTTGATCCTCAGATACATGGTGGCGAATTTGGGTGAGGTCAAGCTAGTTCTCGCACCTATCAAGAACAAGAAGGAATAGAGATACCAATACAAAAATTGACGTGTGTGCATTTTAAAAATGTCATCACATCAAGATGAGTTTTGAACCTATCGGGGTTGGTTTTCCTGCTCTACAACCTGTACAGCAAGTACCTCAAGAAGCAGTGCAATTACCCCAACATACTCTAGAGATTTATCAGCCAACGGTGATCGGGCCAAATATTCCAACAACATTTTGTATCAGGAGTATGCGGTCAATGAATGGACAAATGGTGAATGGATTTTACTTACTGAATTCTCTACCAATTGAAGGAACTACTTCCTTTCGTATTATGCGGCTACCAAATCATGGTCGTTTTTACCCTCTTCTTCAAGTGAATCTGAATACAGCCGCAGCAATCAATCATAGACTTCATATTAGCAAGCTAAGAAAGCCTAGAGGTCAGACGGATCACGACTGTCGTTGGAAGTATACGAGCGAGTGTCTACGCTATCAAAATGATTTCTATCCTGTTCTAAAAGTAACTCCTGCAGCTTTCCTAGATTCAGATATTATTAAGCACCTGTTATCCTGGGTACCTATGCGGGAGGAAATCCATAGAACCCGAATGACTGTTGAAATTAAACCCATAATAATTCCCAGTCATGCGATCCTCGCATTACTACGAGATGCAGCAATACAAGGATTCACATGTCCAATTACAACTGATGAGATTGACATTTCAAATGGCGCAGTTACGTCGTGCTTTCATCTCTTTGAAAAGGATGCAATCGCTACTTGGTTAGCAAGTGAAAAATCAAAAAAGCAGTGCCCTGTCTGTAAGAAGGAATGTAAATCATTTACACTCTGATCTACAACCTACTACCGTTCAAATACCCCTAAAAAATTGAAGTGTCACTTCCATTTTTTACAGGCATAGACTTTATCTACTAGATCTGTAAGGATCTTGAATGGGAATTCCAACCCTATTTATTGTAAGAAAGTCTTCAACAATGTATCAGTTGTTTTACATACGCGAGGTACAAACGGATGTATTAACATTCTATAAGATTTCACCTGCACATATTGCGGTCTTTAAGAATCTTGATGACTTTACACCTCCTCATAAGCATTCAACTTCTATTCTTCTTCGGCATTGGGAGGGTGATACTATTCTGGAGTCAAATTGGAAATATACAGATTTAAAGGCGACAATTGAACGCCCAGATGGACTTATACTTTATAATCTTCCAATTCTATCCTTTGAAAAGGCTACCGATGTACTGCCTTTCAAATCGTGTTTTACAAAGACATATTTACAACTAACAAATCCTATACCTTTGCACGTAAGAAAACTTGTGATTGAGGATGCTATTAAGAAGGGTGATGCGTGTTCAATTAGCTTTGAACTCATTACGATGAAGTCAGTTGTAACTTCATGTGGACACGTCTTTCAGGAAGAATCAATTCAAAAATGGTTATCAAATTCTTCATCCAATCAATGTTGTCCAATGTGTAAACAACCGTGCTGTATCTAGATCTACATACGCTTCTGTACGTGCGGTGTATACAGGACTTCAGATTCACTACAACGTGAGTCGATAAACTTCAGACCTTCAATTGAATCGTATTTTTCAGCATTTGCATTCCAAATTTTAAGAATATTAAAAGTTCCCTTCTTTGGGCTCATACTTACACCCATACACTGATTTTCAGGATGCGTAAATATAGCCCCTGTCATTGCGTGAAGAACTTGCGTAGTAAAGACATCCTTTACAATATCGGATGGAACCTTCATACTGTAACTGCCACCACGGATATTCTGATGATTTTCCCAGAGAGGAAGAATATCACCACGCATAAAAAAAGGAAGACCATTTTTAAAACGGGCTTGTCCAATTTCTTCAATTACACCAAGTACATCTTCATAGGTTGTACACGTATGAACTTTCTGAAATGTATCAAGAGTCCATTTTTCAGCATCCGCTTGGTGAAAATAAAGTGTCCAAGGTCCTGTCGGTATAGAATCCGATAGCTTGACTGCCATTCTGTTCTAAAGAAGTTGAATCGGCATTAGGCCCTGAATCCTTCCTAGGTATAAGTGGCCGTGTAATAAGTTCACCCATTTCATCAATTAATTGAACTCTCGTACTTTCATCTATATACAGAAAATAGGGATTGCCTGTATCAATACACCAAAGAACAAATAGTTCAAGAGGTGTAGGTTTAGTCGACATAGATATATATTTTACCTCGCTAATCCAATCTGATAGATCTACCTGTCCAACTGTAGGGATATCTAGTGTAAATCCAAGATACGATATATTCTTAAAAAGTGTAGTAGCCGTAGGCTTATTTGATACAAATCGGGCAGGGCCCAGTGTGGCTTTCCATTTCAGTTTACTTTGTAGACAAGGGCTCATTGGAAATGTTGATGAAGCTAAAGGAAATAGGAGTCCCTCTACAAAGTAATATTCCTTAGTGACAGTTACTTCTCTATATACATTTGTTATCAATCGTATACTTTGATCGGATCCATACATAATTCGGTTAAAGATCCAAGGACCCCAATTTAAAAGAAAACTGTACATTTTATCTACTTTTATAGATACCTGTAAAGCTTATAATTTACGCATTAAACCGGAGTTTTTTGAGGTCTATACATATGTACATACAGTAGGTTCGCAGCAGTGAGATCCACCACCACCTCCTCCACCACCACCTCCTCCACCACCTCCTCCACCACCACCTCCTCCACCACCACCTCCTCCACCACCTCCTCCACCACCACCTCCAGATCCACCTCCAGATCCACCTCCAGATCCACCAGTATCAGTAGGTGGAGGAGGATTGACACCTCCTGTATTTAATATATTACACTGCTGTCTGTTATAAATAGCAAGTGCATTTGATTTATCATTATATACAATATTAATCATCCAACCACTTAAAATTGCTAACGTTAAAATGGCAATACAGACCCAATTTAAATTCTCATATCCCATTTTACAGATACCAAAAAATAAAACTGTTACAATTGATCCAAGAACTACGTGAGGAACTAGTATATCAAATTTGTTATATCCTACATCAAATAAAACTAGGGTAAGTGTAAATGATAATGCTAATAGTACTGTCGGGCAAAGATGCATCTACCGTAGCACCTCAAATTTATTAAATTTGTTTTTTTATGCCTTTCGCACTAGATTCTTTACAGGATCATAGATTCCTAGAAGTTCACCAGGATCACCATCGGAATCAACTGCGTAGACCTTGTGATCAGTACTCTTGAAATATGAACGTCCCTTGTAGGTCCATTCCTCTACTGCCTCCTCTTCCTCCTCAACCTCGACCTCTTCCTCCTCTTCCTCCTCAACCTCGACCTCTTCCTCAACTTCAACCTCTTCCTCAACTTCTTCCTCAACTTCTACCTCTTCCTCAACCTCTTCCTTAAGCTTAGCTTCAACCTTCTGTTCCTCAGCCTTAGGAAGCTTGGAAACCTTTAGATTAAAGGATCCAAGATCAAGCGGATTACTAATAGGCTGAAGGTTAGGAATATTTTGCTCCATTGAAACAGTAACATCACCCTTCTTCGGTTGCGCCTGATTCTCAAGAAGGATAACAATCTTTGACATCGTTCCATTAAGACGCTCAACCATTGACATCAGAGAGCTAAACTTGGCATCCATTGATTCATTGAGTGAATCAATCGCATTCCGCGCATCCTGATCTACCGTCTGTGGTTCGGACGCTGTAGGCACCTGACCGCTACGAAGGGAAAGTGAGTGATTGACATCCTCACCGAACTTGAGAAGTACATTATTCATTTCTGTCTGCGCATTTCTCAGAGCAGAATACATTCTATACTGTTTGTTTCAAAATGCCGGCCACTCAATTTTTTGCCCGCACTTGTAGATTCATTACAGCATCAAGCGTACTTTCCTTATCTTTCAATGGCTTTGTACGCTTGAGACGAAGACCTGCTTCCATAGGCTTTGAAATTTCAAGGCCTGCGCCTGTCGCTGTAGTATTGCGCAAAGATGTCTCATAGAAGTCAATCGGCTTCGTATCAAGAGTTGCTAGAATACTGATAACAGGAGGCAGATGACTGTCAATCCGAATCTGACGCTTCTCAATGATAAAACGGAACTGCTCGTGGCTTAGTGCCCCACCAAAGAACCGCAAACTCTCACGAGGAGGAGCGGGTTGAATTGGTTCGGATTGCCTGTACATTCTGTGCATCAGTGCCTGACGCTCCCAGCGTACCTGCGGATCAATTGGCTCAATAAGTAGATAAGATAATGAGCAAGGTACTGTACAGAAATTGCCATACACGGTGTAGACACCATGCTCTTCCTTCGTAGGTAAGACAACAGGGCGTCCTTCAAATGTTCCAGCGCACCAAAAGCAAGCAGCACTGACAGATTCAGGTAATGTTTGAGTCTCATTGGCCACCTTATATTCAATCATCATATCAAGTGTCTTGAATGCCTTTATAGGAGCAGGCTCGGCAACTTGATCCTTTACAGCTGTAGCTGTAGCTACATCATTTCCATTATCTTTTAGTGATACTGGTATCTTAACATCATCATCAAATGCTGCTAGGTGTTCTGCGCCACTTTGAAATACATCATCTTCCATTGCATCATAAGGCTGAGGAACAACTGGAGGGCGAGGGTCATAGATCAAGGGTCCATCCTGAAACTGTACTTCAGAGGTGCGAAAGGGTAGATGTGCGATAAGAGGCCGACGAGGTTCGGGGCTAAATGAGCCCTGAATATCCCCGTTAGCTGATACTGTCGCCACTACGGAAATTAACTTATTCTTAGGTACACGCTTTGCACCAGGTGCCTTCTTAACTTTTGCTGCTACTTGTTCAACCACAGGTTCAAGCACAGGTTCAACCACAGGTTCCACTACAGGTTCAACCACAGGTACAGGTAAAGATACAACTGTTGCCTTCTTAGATTTTACACCCTTTGGCATCTTCTACAAGCAAATCAGTCAGTTCGCGTTTAGGTTCATTTCATATAAAAAAGCACTTAACGCAAACGAGCAAACACGCATATAGATGCCAGTAGACTCAACAGAAAAATCTAGAGTTGAACGCTGTTTAGATGCGATGATTCAAAACCCATCTTCTTTTCAGCATTGTATTTTTGTAGGGCCTCCAGGCTGCGGAAAGACTACTGCCGCTTGGTCAATTGCACATCAATTCTATAAAACACCTCTTGAGCGTGTAGGTCGTGCACTTTTTCTAAATGCCAGCGATGAGAGGAGTCTAGAGGCAATTCGTTCAAAAGTCTATCCGTTTGCTGAATCTGCAGGCAGTGGTCTTTTTGGATATTCAGATAAACCTAAAATTATTATTTTTGATGAAGTGGAGACGCTTACTGAACCTGCACAACTAGCACTAAGACCTTTACTGGAAAAACCAACATCTGAAATTCTAGTTTTTTTTCTTTGTAATTCACTTTGTAAAATTCATCCATCCTTGAGAACACGATTTTTTATTTTGCGATTTGATCCTCTTCCTGAGACGGTTCTAACAAATCGTTTGCTGCTGGTAAAACCAAAGACTTTACCACCAGGTCGATTTGATGTACGTCTTCGCAGAAGTGATTTCCGTTTCTTTCTTCTAAATCCTCAGGATTCTCAGAAAGCAACAAAATGGTTATGTAAATTACTTACAGTTCATCCTAGAAATAGACGTTCCGTTTGGGAAGAATGTTATAATGAAATGTCGCTACAGACATTTGGATGCCATATGTTAACTCTTTCACTAATTACAAATACGGCATTTGATTCTTGGAAAAAGTGGATTGAAATATGTGATCCTAATTTATCACCGTGGACAACAAAAGAATCTGCGATTGATGCGATGGAAGTAATTTGGTCAGGTTTTAGCTTTTCTGTCTAACTAACCAACAACAAAAAATGAATGCCATCCCGCCTAAAAAAGTACTTATAGAAATGGCGTCTATTCCAGATCCTCTTATAATTTCACCTCTACGAATCTCTACAATGGTAACCACATGTCACGCGGGATGTGGTATCAAGCTACAGAGACTCTTTGAATCCTTTCCTCTCTGGGCTATCCCCTTTGGCTATCCAGGAGAGGGATTTCTGAAGATGGAGTACGAGAAGAAGGTGATTGGATCTTCAACGCGCGATATCTTGACTAAGCGTAAGGTAACTGAGAAGACCTTCTTCAATCAAGCGACACTTGTCGTTCGCAAGAAGGTTTCTGAGGAAAGAGGATGGAAGGAGGTTAATATCAAGCTATTTGCCAATGGAGGTATTCAGATGACAGGCGTTCCTAGCACGGAGTTTAGTCAGGCTACGATTCAGTATGTTCTTGCTGAAATCAAGGCAAAGGATCCTGAAGTCTTTGTTGATAATGGACTAAATGCAGGAATGATAAAGTATCGTGTACAGCTAATCAATAGTGATTACAGTATCAATCGTCAGATTTATCAGGAAAAGCTCCATAAGATTCTCAGTAACGTATACAACCTGTTTAGTAGTCATGAGAGTACTATTTATCAGGGTGTTAATACAAAGTACTACTATAACAAGCAGGGTAATAAGCTAAGGCCTGGTATCTGTGACTGCAAGAGTGGGTGCACAGGCCAGGGATCAGGAGATGGTGATGGACAGTGTAAGCGTATTACAATTAGTCCGTTTAGCAGTGGTAAAATTATTATTACCGGCGCGCGAGAAATGGATCAGATTAATGAGGCGTATGAGTTCTTTAATGAGATTCTTGAGGCACACGCACAGGAAATTCTGTTTACGCCACAGGCTTCAGTTGCGTAAGTGGACTTGTCCAATTAGCCTGGCAACCGATAAAATCGGTTGCGTAGCGTGGTTGCGTAATCTTCCTCCACTGGTTTTCCAAATCTACGGCAGACAATGTCAGCGCCTTCCGGACCTAATGCTCCTTCTACTTCTCTAGCCTCTCCGACTACAGAAACTACCAATGATAGAATACCGTCTACGGCTACACTTGTAAGTGCGGCGAAGCTGGCTATGAAATATGATATGGCTATTCACCATGACTATTTTAAAGCTTCTACTGAAGATAAGGCATTCCTAGGTGAAGATGCCGTCACTAAGGATAAGATGCTTGTAAAGAATTCTGAGGAGTACACCAGCCACATCCAGAAGATTTACAAGTCGGGTGATGACTACATCATTATGACTGAAAATTCAATCTATATCGTCAGCGGAGATATACAGAAGCGTAAGATCCAGTCGTCCAGTCTGAAGGATGTGTAAAAATTTGAATGACTTTTTTACACTTTAACAGGCACAATGACTACTCTCGGTGTTCTCGGCGCACGCAATGCGATTTCAAAGCAGATTTTGCAAGATGAGATTTTGAATCCCATCTTGGATGATCTTGATGCAAAGATTGAACGAATCCTCTATCCCTCAGAACCTGTCTCAAGCAGTTACATTGAATGCTGGGCTCAACGGCAGAAGATTCCTACTGAAGCAATCAAGCCTGATTGGATCGCACAAGGTCGACGTGCTGGAGTTCTCAGAGATGCGCAGATTGAGAAGACAGCAGGAGCACTACTTATCTTTGAGGGGCCAAAGAGTCAGTATTATAAGGAGTTGGCTGAGCGTATTGCTAAGCGATCGCCTGAAAAGAAGATCTATTTAATTCTTGCTGGGACGGTTACGCCAGTACTTCTTGAAGTAGAACAGGCAAAGACGTTTACAGTATCAGAAGCTGAAGAAAAAGAAATCTTTACAATCGATAAGGCATTTGCAAAACAAAAGCAGGTTACGTGTCTAATTAGGGACTAGACGTGACTAGACGTCTAAACCGCGACTACACATTAAATAAAAGAACCAGAATTGTATCGTTGCAATAGTTGTAGGAAATGCAATCGTTGATAGAATGACAAGATTAGGATTTTTTACTCCAAAAGCATAGCCAAGCATTCCTAAAACTCCAACTACGGCAAGTATCGCATTCGCTACCGAAAACCAAAAAAACCAATTGCAGACAGTTGAACTCTGAATTTGTTTAGACCAGTCCGGTTCAGATCCCATTTCTACTCTGCGTATCTTTTTTCACGCAGTCAAATAGAAAGATGGCTTCTAGAATGAATCGCCGTAATCGGAAGACAAACAGAAAGAACCGTAATCGCAACCGGAAGGCAAGCAGAAGGAATAGAATGTGTGGTGGTAACCCGGCGTCAGTGAATGACACCAGTATGGCGTTGAGTAGTGCTGATTCTTTAGCGCAGGGGCAGCAGTTCGCAGGAATCCACAGCGCTCAGCACGGTGGATTTGCTAATGCACCTGCTATGAATGGACCTGTATTAGCACCGCCTCCACCGCCTCCTTCACCTCCTGTCCAGATGGGTGGTGCTGGTATCCAGCTTGTAGGAGGAGGTGGTGGCGCGTATCCTGCCAGTGTAGAATTAAGCACATTACCGGGTGATTTGGTCGCATCTGCGCGCACTGGACCTCTTAATGCTGCGATTGCAGCTATTCAGGGAATGAAGGATCAGGCTGGAGGCAGACGTCGGCGCAATCGTAAGACGAATCGCAAGAACCGTAGCAATCGCAAGACGAACCGTAGCAATCGCAAGAACCGCAGCAATCGTAAGAACCGCAGCAATCGCAGACAGTACGGTGGCGGTGAGCTTTTTATGGGATCTCCCGTTACGGCCAATTCAATGCTTCTTGATCCCGGAATGGAGAAGCAGGCTGCCCTCAACTACGAGTGGTCTCTGGCGACTGACCCCAGTTCCTTTGCGCCCAAGCAATAAATTAGGCAAATGACGCAACTCGTACCGTCTCAGTAGTCTTTGGCATTTCGGGTAAAGTAGTAAACATTGATTTTAGTAAGATATTCTGAGAGCGTAGCGTGGCTAGCTCATCTTGCGTTGGCATTACAGCAACAGTAATATGTACATCACCATATTTGGGCGTTCCTCGTATCGGCATACCCAAACCTGGCACTATTACCGTCCACATATTCTGAACACCCGCAGGGATTTCAACAGGTACACCTGAAGAAAATCCAGGATGACCTTGTAAGAGCCGCACTGTTCCAAGTAGCGCTTCTGTCAAGGAAATTACAATTGAAGTCAGTAGACGACTATTTTCACGCTTCCACTTCTGTAATGTATCTTCTTCATCTGCCTCGCGCAACAGTACGACAACATCACCCGCCTCAGTATATCCAGGGTGATCTGAGCACATTCCTGAAAAGACTACAGTGTTACCTGACATCATTCCAGGCTCAATCTTGATTTCAAGAGTCTTTTCTTCAGGATTGAATCCACGGCCAGCACAGTCACCGCACTGGCCACTCATCTGTTGACCTCTTCCTTGACAGTGACCGCACGGTCCTTGATTGATCATCTGCATCGGACCCATCATAACAACCTGTCGTAGTACACCTGTACCATTACAAGGATCACAGTGTTTTGTTGTTGCAGCACCTGATCCCTTACAGGTCTTACAAAAAGACTGACGGCCTAGTTTAATTGTAAGATTACGACCATAGTAATAATCTGCTAAACGAAGAGGTACTTCCTGAGTCTTTCCTGGAGCTTTGCCTTCTTTCTTACGATTCATTGATCCTCCTCCCATCTGGCCACCCATACCACCACCCATACCTCCTCCACCCCCACCAAACATTCCTCCACCAAACATCTGGCTAATGAAATCAGGAACTCCAAATCCACCATTATCTCCAAAAGGTGTGCCGTTACCAAAAGGATTGTCAGGTTGATCTGATACAGATCCAGTCATATCATATCGCCGCCGCTTTCCCTCGTCACCTAAGATCTCATAGGCTGAACTCAATTCCTTGAACTTTTCAGGATCACCTCCCTTATCTGGATGATGCTGTTTTGCTAGATCCTTGTAAGCACTCTTGATACTGGATAGGTCAGCATCTCTAGGAACCCCAAGTACGTCGTATGGATTCATTCCTACTTCTGAATATCTTGACTATACTGTTTAGGCGTTTAACCGCGTATTGCCCATCTAAGATTTTAGCTCATAAATCTCCAGATGTCTACAGACACCAAAGTAGTTAAGATAAACACTGAACTCTTTGGAATGGAAAGTATTACAAAACAGTTAGAGTCTTGTATTGAGAATCCTCCTCACATATTTCTAGTGGGCTTTCCAGGCACTGGTAAATCAACGATCGCAAGAGATTTTTTAACTGCATACTTTACATATCATAAAGTATCAAAAAAGGAACAAAAAGAATACTGGGTAGAAATATCAAGTCATCAAGATCGCGGTATTCATACATTTCGTCAGATTCTCAATGACCACGTTCGCTGGATAGCACCAAAGAAAGGTATCTATCGTTGGATTCTAATTGATGACTGTGACACCTTGCCGGCGATTAGCCAGCAGGCACTACGTCGCCCTATGGAAACCTTTGATCATATTACACGATTTCTATTTATTAGTCAAAATCAAGAAGCACTTATCACACCGTTACAAAGTCGTTGTCATATTCTTTTGATTGAGCCTACAACAAGTCACGAAACATTTGTTGAAATTCTTCGGCGTGAAGGATTTCCTGAAGGTTCTTATACAAGTGAAGCTTATAATGAATTAACTACAATATCATTGTGCTCAATAATGAAATTTCAGAGTCTTGTACGAATGCTGTTTGCTCTTAAAAAGGCTGAAGGGTGGCTTTACTTAGAAGCAGACTATGTAAGAAAATCATTTGATCCGTATATCTGGATACAGATGCGTGATTTATTTACAATGCTAACAAACTGTAAATGGGATGAAGCGCAGAAACAAATGTATAAAATCTGGGAACTTGGGTATTCCTTTGAGGATATTCTATTTGAACTAGAACACTCTGTTATCATAATGAATATTATAGACCATCGGGCTTGGTATAATATTCAGCAATTTTTGATACAGAGTTGGATTTATCATAGTCAATCGCGGTCATCTATTTTGGATTTGATGGCTGCGTGCGGTGAAGTAAAGCCTTGGTCAGTTAGACCTTGACAATATATGCAGGAAGTTGTTTCATATTCTCGCGTGCGGCCGCAGCAAGCCGATGAGCGCCATCTAATAGTATATGTAAAGTGCCTTTTTGGGCAATCCATATAGGTTCAGTTGTTCCTGTTTCTCTTATTTTACGGCGATGAAACTCTACAGAATCAAGATCGGCTTGACCTCTCTGTCTATCTTTAGTTGGATAAGGTACACTTGACAGCCTTACTGATTTAAAATTATCTAGAAAGTTATTACTGTACTCGAGTGGAAATAATACTCGTGTAGCTTTCTTATGTGCATTTATTGCTTGTTTTTTTGTATTAAAAAGTCCTAATGCCATCGACGTTTGAATCGAATCGATCGATTCATTCATTCTACCGTAGACTAGGTATTCTCATAAAATATCCCTATTAAGTATAATGAACCATAATCGCGTGAAGGCCGAACGTAAACGCGTAGTGAATGCTACCCGACGTGTAAAACGTGCCGAAAAAATACTAAGTAAAGCAAAAAAGGCACTGAATAAAACAAAGAAGCGTCTAGCTGATGCTAAAGTTGCGAAAAAGCGCGCGTCAAAGCAATAGAATCAATACTGAGTGTGGTAATCTTATCTAAAACAATTTGTTCTTCAAGGTAAAGAATGAGCAAGTTGTTCCGTGAAACCCCAGCGTATGATATAGTGGTGCTAATGTTAATAGAATTAGGATTTTTGGGCCTTCAGGATTCAAAGCCCTTTTCAATGGAAGAACTCAAAATGGATACGCTCGATAAGTGGGCACCGTTGATAGAACCTTACTATTTACCGTGTAAGGCAAAGCGTTACTTTAATTCGCTTGATAGTCGGCGTGTGATTACTGTAATGAAACACGTGCTTCCATATCACGGATTCAAGTTACAAAGTTATGAGCGGAATTATATGGGGAAGAAGCGCACGGTGTATCAAATACATCCTGCGACACCTCATTTAGTAGCAATGGAACAAGATATATGTGTAATGTTTTTGTAGTTTAGCCTTTTTGTAGTTTAGCCTTTTTTCTAAGTTTTGTGCGTGTTTTATACGCCAGCGAGCCGAAACAAGTCACGAATGACTAAATCGCTCTCATTTATCTGATCTTCAGACATCCGTAGGAACCAGCCAAAGGCCCGACGATCACGCAGTTCAGGCCAAGGAAGTGGCACATACTGTGACGTAGGATAGATCTCAAACGGCAAATCTCCATCTTGTCCAGCAGCTAACAGATCTTCAACCTGAATACGCCGTCCCGCAGCACCCTTACGACTGACTTCAACATTCGGTCGCACTTCAATATCAGGATATAATGCTGACACAGCAAGAAATTCCCATTTATGTTCATTTCTTGCCGTATCACCTCCTCCGGAAGATCCAATACGCTGGCGAGCCTTTCCTTCCCAAGCAGCCCATAAGGGATTATTGGGTAACGGAGACCACGCTACTTGAAAATTGGGTACGGCAGTTCCAGCAGTTCCGGCAAAGGATTCATCCGGATCTGTTCCAAAGAAGACTGGCTTCTCCGGTAAGTGGCCAAACGGCGTCAAGCAGATTGTTGCAGGGGCTACCCAGAGACCTCCAAACTTAGAAAGTAAGGATGCACGAATCCAAGAAAAGTCGGAAGGTTCCAGAGTGTGTAGAGGATTTTGTAACTTCGGAGGAAGCATATCCCATCCTCCAAGTTTTTCAGCAAGTCCTGTAATACCATCAACAGCTTCAATACGATACTGTCCACTGTTGTGCTTTACAATACTCTCATAGCAAAGATTCAAAAAAGGGAGATTTAGAGCACGGCTAGACCGGGCACCAAAATCGTCATACTTTCTCGAATTTACAATGGAGGTATCATAAAATATCCAGATGATGGGTTTCTTCATATCTCTGTTAAACAGATCCTTTGCCTCAAATGGATTTTTATTAATAACACTTGTTCCTACAACGGCTCCAAGCGCAAGCATTACTCCTCCGATACACAAGATTGTAAGTGGCATCATCCAATCTTTCATATCGTCTTCCTTCTGACTAGTTATTTGTTATTTGTTGTTTGTTATCACGTAGCGCTGTAAACGCTGAAAGTGGTCGGTAATTCGCTGATCTTCATCCACGATTCGTTTCGCCTGTTGCTGCTGACGAAGTGTCTGTTGCCGTTCTCCTTCAGCAACAGCAGCCATCTCAGAATCGCTTAGAGGAGCAGGTGTCGCCTTACGCTCAGTACGAGCCGACTCCACACTTTTCGTATTCAGTTGAACGCCGGCCACTTGGTGACTAAACATCGATTCACTTGTATATGCCTTCTTAAGATCGGTATACTTGAGGCCATTTAGATTCGCCGCCGTAAAGTCATCAGGTTTTTCACGTCCGAGTTCGATTCCCATTGTGGGTGCCATCATAAGAGCTTGAGGTTGCATTATCGCGATTTGGCCATTACTGGTTGTAGCTCGTGAACGAATTTCAGATTCAAAGGCTGAATTAAAAACATCCCGGTTAAACTTTCCGGTAAACTTGTTTTGTTTATTATTTGATTCGGCCGCTTCATTCTTTAGCCAATCGCCGTAGCCATCTCCATCCGGATCGGGTAGACGAGTTTCCTCAAAGACTTTATTGAATGTTTCCATATTCAAACTTTTTGGATTGAGTTTGACTGGCTCCGCCATTTTCCAGGAATCTGAAGTTTGATCACGAGACGAAGTGAGAGTTGCTGGACTTTCATTTGCCACATTTACAGTTTCTGAACGGCCACCACGAACACGCCGGAGAATCTCACCAAGGTATGCGTAGGCCCGGGTCACACGATCAAATGCCTCTTCAGATCCTCCCTTATCTGGATGTGATCGTAGTGATGCCAGTTTATAAGCTTCTTTCAGCGTCTTCTCATCAAGAACAACCTCTTCTTGAAGTCCTAGTATTGAGAGACACTGGCTGAAGAATGAAATGGCTTGTCCGTGCTGGCTTGGGTCACCCGTACGTGAGATGATACGAGACTCTCCTTGTCCAGATCCTTGACCATTTGATAGTCGCTGTCGTTGCTGAGCAGTCGGGTGCTGATTGATAGAGGGAAGTTGCTGTATAGACGCTTGTGATCGTTCACCTGATTGCCGTTCACCTGATTGCCTTTCACCGGGAAGGAGGGCGGGATCTCCACGGCGTACTGCAGCCATGTAAGTAAGAATCGGCCCGTAGATTCCAATATACTTAGCGCTCGTGACATATTCCTGTCCTTGAAGAAGAGTTTCTAACATTTGAACTCTTGTTACAGGTGATTGAATGCTACAGACATTTCTATAAATACGAATATGTGCTTCTGGAATATGCTGTGAGACCTGGTTTCCCATCCTTTCTATACATTCGCATTCATTCGCGACACTTCATAACGCAGTCTCTCAGGGGTTAACATAGGAATCATTGGCTCACATTCCCAACCAAACCGCTTTCCAAATGTTTCCAAATGAAAGGATGCAGGCCAGTACTGCGGAAGTCTGTAAGGTAATGACCGAAAGGGTGTTTTTAATAGTAAATTCCAGCTTGCTAATGGCAGTACAAGCGCAAGTTGTTCTTTTGGTTGAAGTATAGGCCGTACAGACCAGTTAATTTTATCAAAGACAAAGAAGTCCCGTAGATCACACCACGTAGGAGGATAGCCTGCAGCATAGACAAATTCTTGATCAACTGGGGATCCAAGATAGTAGTCGAAGATCCACTGAAACCCCTTCCAGTACTGGCTAACCCAGTGCTTTCGCACATCAACTGAAGATTCACCAAATCCTATCCGATAATACTGAGATTTCCATTGAGGCTGAAGATGAATGCGATTATTGGCGTCAGTTCCTTGAACGAGCAAAGGAAGTTCGGCTTGTTCTTTTAATGCGATATTATCCGCATCATCTTCTCCAAATGGTGACTTCATTTTACGATCAATCATCTTTGTAATAAGACGCTCTTCTTGCTGCGCCATCCAACACGTGAATTGATACAGTCCATCTTTATTCAGACCAGCCTTACCGTTAGCATCAAAGTTTACAAGATGAATGCTACGCTTCCATAGTGTACGGAGACAGTCAAGCAAGATAGAGTGTCCTTCATCACGCATTCGTAACGATAATCCTGTTGGAAGAAAGTCATTTCCACAGAAGGACATTCCAAAGATATAGTCGTAGAGTTCTTCGCGACTCCAGACTTGCCCATTTTGTAGGCTTTGAAGTAAAACAGAAATCTGGAGAAAACAAAGTTCAACTTGTTTATTTTCAGGAATTCGCACAAGCTTACCAAAGGCCATTGCTTCACGCATTAGATAAACTGGCGATCCAGGGCCCAAATATTCTCCGGCAAGCATTGAAAGTAGAATCAGATCTGCGTCAAGTCCATAGACGACTACCGGTCCAGATAATGAAGTTTGAGACCGAATCCAATTGAGAACTTTGTGCTCACCTTCACCGGGTTCATTTGTATCGCTGATCTGCCAATGATGTTTAGAGCCGACTTCACGTAGAGCATTTCCCATTGCCTGCATAAAGTCAGTACCGGGTGTAATTGCATTTGTATCCCAGCTCTTCGTCTGATTTAAGGACAGGGATGCCGACTTGAATCGACGAAATCGCTGCTGCTTGATCTTAGCATAAGGGACAACTCCATCAAGAGCAACAAGCATCTTAAGAGGAGCACCAGCGGCCCTCCAAACAAACGTCAGATATGTACAGACTTCTTCTTGAAGCTTACGCTCCCATTTAGCACATTCTGCACTATCTTCAGAGCCAGGATATACAAAGGCTTCCATCGCAGGCTCACGTAGAACGTGATAAATCATACAGTTCATATCAATAACAAGAGCAGCGGTGCCTACAGGCGTTTGTCGTGTTATCGCGTGTTTATACTTTGTGATGAGTGTCTTATAGTAAGAAGGTATGCCCATCGCTTTATAGATTTACTGTAGATAGGCCTTATGTCCGCAGTAGATCCAAAAGGTACATTTATGCAGAGTAAGATATTACCACTTTTTACTGAGGTTCTCTTGCCTGTAGGCGCAGAAACTTTTCGGCTCCTTCCGGATAGTCTTGTTCTAGGTACAGCTGTACTCGCCCTTGTGAGTTTATGCCAGTCATATGGTGTTCTTTTATTGACAATGGTGGAGACTATGGTAATTCAGCGTCTAGCCGCAGGATTTATTGGAGGCATCTCGCCTATTCTGGGCGCAGCTGGATCGTATCAGATGATTTGTCAGCCAGGATTTGTTTTTGGAAATTCACAGAGAATCTCACTTCTAGAAACAATCGGAAAAGAATCAATGTTTCCGAGTCCGGTAATGTTTTTTATGGCAACGATTCTGAGTTACATGTCGACTGCAGTAAATGAATTTAGCCGTGAAATTGCTACACTTGGATCTGATGTACAAGGCCGTACATTAACCGCTACGGTGCTTAGTATTATGCTTTTAATTGCTATCTTAGCATTCCGTTATTCATATCAGTGTGAAGGGTTCGGTACACTTTATGTATCCTTGCTATTTGGAGTTATAGTAGGCTATGCGTTAGTGCAGCAAAATAAGGCACTCTTTGGTCGTAGTGGAGTTAATATTTTGAATATACCGATGATTATACCCGCAAATCAATCAGCACCTATGTATGTGTGTGCTTCTTCATAAAAAATGCGCAGTAGTCTAGAATGTCCATTTTGGCAAGTCAAGACTTTTAATCCGTGTGGTTGATGGACTTGTTAAATATAAGTATCTTCCTACATTACTTGAATAGGTAACAAGTAATGCGGGAATGGTTTGCATAATTGAAAGCTCAGCCATAAATCGATAAAATTCAGATTCTTTTTCTGAAGGCGATTTTTCATTAAATACACTTTGTATATGACCGGTTGAATCTGTGTCTAGTGACTGAAATGTCCAAGTAGGTGGACTTAGTTCTTTTAGTTTTAATAAGGCTTCAGTATTATCTGTCATTACAAATATATTTAATAAAGATTTCGTTTGTAGAACTTGATCAATTGCATTCTTATATACAGATATAGGTATATCACGCATTTCACCTTGAGTAATTTTATCGCCACTCCGAATATGAATTCCTAGATCAAACTTTGTAAAGGATGCTGGTATTTCGTTCACAATTTGCTCTTGAACTTCAGGTAAGAAGGCAAAGAGTTTGAGAGCAGCCATTTTAAAGTCATCAGGTGTAAGATTTGAAAGTGTTGTTACTATATGTTTATGTTGAAGAATAAGTGTATTTGCTGGAAACGTATTTACAAAAAGAAGGCCTTGTATTGGCTGAAATAGACTTTGAAAGATTGGAAACGTATCACTTATACAATTTGGATGATCAAGAACATAGAGTGGTTGTTTTATACGCTGGCAGTACATATAGGAAAAAAGTAATTGATTGAGATTTGAGCATATACCTCCTGTTGTTGGTTTGAATCCATAGAGTTGTTTACTATTTCTAGAAGCTAATCCCGACCTTGATCCTGACCACGAACTCATTGATTACTATCATTCTCAGATTCTTTTAGATCTTATAGAATAGATGTCACTGGTTTCAGCCGGTACAATTGTGGGCGGTACAAAAGAATATCTGTATAGGGGAGTACAGCAACTTCCAATCGTATTGTCTGCAACTTCATTGCTTTTTACAATCACTACGGGCTCGATTGCACATTTGAATCTTTCAATTGGAATGGTTGCGCTGATGCCGATCTATACGTATCTACTGCAAATGACCTTTGATTTTCTTAATAGTAAAATCGGTACAAATCTTTTTACTGGACCGGTATGGACTCGTGATAAATGGATAATGTCTACATCAGATGTCTGTAAGATAGTTCCCCCTGAAGGACCTCAATTAAAGTTTTACAATGCGCAAGATAGCACCGCCAAATCAGTTCCGAGTTATTGGTTAACGAGTATTGCATTCTTTTTTGGCTACTGTATTTCAAATGCTGTTGATATTTACAAGACACCTGCTGAAAATGATTCTGATCCGAAAAATAAAGAAAGACGCACGTATCAATCAATCTTTTTGATTACAGCAATGGTATTGCTTTTATGCCTTGTCTTAGGAATCAGATTCCGTTATATGTCTGGATGCGAAGGTCGGGGATCAATAGGATTATTTGATAGTTTATTGGCTGCGACAGGTGCTGCAGGAATTGGGTATGGAATGTATGACTTTTCAAGAAAGTGCGGTGCGAGAACTTCAGATTTATTCGGTGTACTCTCACAGATTTTACCAGTTAGCGCAACCTCGTCAAATCCAACTGTCTGTTTGAGCAGCTAGTCTATGTAAGAAGTCGGACAACGGTATCAAGATGACGCCAGGTTAATTTCCAGTATTCAGCACGAAATGCACCCACTTGAAGTCCCCGATGAAAAAGGTCTTTGAGAACCGTTGCTTTTGCACGTAAATCAACTGATTGATAGATTGCTGGTAAGTCTTCTATCATCAAAGGTGACACAACTGATTTAGATCCATTTACACTTTCGTGAAGATCATAGACCCATTGCCGCATAGCTTCTTGTAGGAGTCCGCCAGATTTCTTAATCCAAGCATCTACAGGTCGTTTCTTTACCCATTCTCTATAGTGGCCTTGACATAATGGACAGGGAAGTAATTCATCTAGATGTTTGAGTGCATAGTGTAAACTAACACGTTCATCTTCTTGAAGAACCTTAATTGTTTGAAATCCGACACGTTCAGCAATTCCGTGTAAAAGTTCCCATGTAGGTCCTCCCCACTCATTAGGAGATACCATCTACCTGCTTGAAAAAATGAAACCGGGTGGATTAAACGAACAGTAACCAAAATGTCTGAAGGTACTCTCGAACAAGCATATCCAATTCCAAAACTTCTCTGGGAAAGTCTTGATGCAATCTTATTCTCAAAAGGCATACAATTGGCTCGAGAAATTGCTACGGAACTCAAGGTTCCAGTTCAACCTCTTCTTCAAAGTTTAAAAGCTCAAGAAAAAACTAAGTTTGTACTGTTACCTGATGAAGAGACTACCAAGTATCAGTGCCAGGCTCTTATTCAATACGGTGTCACGTGGCTTCGGTGTAGATGTCCAGTTCTTGGATGTCCTCCAAGATTATGTAGTCAACACGCTTCAGGAAAATATCTTATGAACCCGCCATCGAATTGTATTGAAATTCAGCGTATTCTATACAATGAAGAAACATATCTTCTACACAATTCGGATGTCTTTACAGTTCAGGGTGAATACTGCGGCTACCTCCAAAATGGCTCAATCGTACTCTTTGAGATTGAGGTCTAAACATATTTTACTAATCTTTATTAAATGGAATCAAGTCTTCCAGTTTTTTCAATAGGCCGAGCTCCAAAGAAAAATAAATACGCAAAGAATAGTAAGAAGAAGGTAGCGAAGGAGTCAAAAGGAATAAAGAGTATCAAAAATAAAAAGACAAAAGCAAAGACACCAACAATCGTTTTTACCGTTAAATTTAATCCGTATACAGGTCGTAGAATGTTTTTACCTGATGCTGTAGAGGACTCAAAAGATATTCAGACTATGTTTAATCAAATTATGAGTCGTTCCGTTTTGAATCCTATTGAGGAATCTACTGTTGTAGAAGCAACACAATTATCATTTTATACTATATTTACTAAGAAGCGAATCATTAAAAAGGGTAGTGCGCCTGTAGAGACAACAAAGTGGAATGGCCCTATCTCCGTTCAAAATTATATTAATAATGGGATAAATAATCAAGTATTAAAATGGATAAAAGTACGCGAATACCTTAGTAAAATGCCATTTGTTTTTGGAAAACTCAATCGATTTATTCATTATTGGAGAGCAAAGAGATGTATACGAAATGTTAAAAATATAGAAGATATTGCAACAATGGAAGTTCCAACTCAGCCAGTCTATATTATTGATTATGCAACTCGCTGTTCATATGTGTTTCAGGCAATTACACTCAAAAAGGCAATGGAACATCGTTTGCTACAATCAGACTGGATGTTTGTGGATGCTGCAGAACCTGTAAATCCCTTTACAAATATTTCATTAACACGTTGCCAACTCTATTCGGTTATAAGTCAACTTCAAAAATATTATCATTTTTCTTGGATTTTAGATCGGTATAAGAGTGCAGGCTTTTCAATTACGTACTTTACTTTGTATTACCAACAGATGCTAAAAATAGAAGCAATCAAAAATCATTTTACGAATGAAAAGGATTTAGCCAATGAAACTGTGATTGATTTTTTCAATAGTTATGCAGATGATGTAGATTTTCCAACTGAAAGAAAATTACGTGTTTATCATCTTATACGTACAAACCCGTGTCATTCATTAACAAAGCAGTGGTATTCATTAGCAAAAGAATATTATATTTCAGAACAATTAAATGATCTTACTCATATTGCGCTTTTAACTTGCTATATTACTTCATTACTTAACAATTCATATATCTTGACGGTCTAAACATTCTCACAATCTCTAGACAGAACTATGGGCCTTGAACAGTCAACGTTAAAGGCGAGTACAGTGAGACCGCTTGTTCGGCCTGATAGTCTTACGCCTCTTCCATCTTTTGCTTTAGATTCTGCAAAGTTTGTGGATGGATCTGTTGGCTTCCTAGTAACGCGAGTTGATTTGGCAAAGAATGTGACAACTCAGCCGATTGGTCTTAAACTTTGTTTGAGACCGAATGAAACTACCTTACTCTTTGTTGGAACTGACGATACACTTCTAACCTTTTTTGTTGATCTTACAACGAAAAAGGTATTTTGTAAGGTGGAAAGTCATAGTCTCTCTAGTCCTCTTCTTCGTCCGTGTGTGACGACATATGAGAGACTTGAAGAGGTACAGATTGATGTTTTACAAACTCTATATCAGACTGGGTCTGGATTGTCGTAAGTGTGATATCAAATTCCTTACGAACTGGTTTTAGTGGAAACTGAATACTATACTCTTCAGATGTATAGGCTGATAGATCTAGGATAATATCTTCATCCTCTTTGAAGACAAGAGGCTCCCAGAATGGAAGTGTTTTGGTGTTTCGTAAAACACCCGAACAAATATACTGACGACGGGACTGTACTTCTGTTTTTCCTAGACCGCGGCCGTGCGACTTTTCGCGATCAGCAATAGACCATTCATCAGGAATATCACCTGGATACTGAAAGTATGTATCATAGAATTCCTCTTTGTCTGAAGTTGATGCCCATACAAATTGATTTTCATCGAGTTCAAGAACATAAGCACTCATAACTCCACGCCAATAAGGTGAATTCCATAAAGTTGTTTCTAGATTTTCCTGTATATCTGATTCTGTAGAAACTTGAGTTGAAATTGAACTTCTCTCAGTCACGTAATTAATTGCTTCAGGGCGAATCGCAAAGATTCGCTGCTTCCTCAAAATCGTATACTCATTCCATTCATCCATAAGACGCACTGTCTCAAGTTGAAGTACAAATGAATTATAACCGATCGGTACCTGTGTTAAAGCCCATCGTTTTGAGTCAAGAGCAACCACACAAAACGCGGCTGCCCTTTTCTGTATAGGATCTCCATAAGACAGTCCAGACAATATAGAGACAGCATTTACTTTACTCTGATCTTGAGTTGAAGCTACTGACTGTAGAAGTTGCCACTGATCTTCGGCTGATAGGCTTCGCGCAAATAACCACGCTTCAAGAAGTTTTCCACGAGTTAAGCAATCAGTGATAGCATCTTTCTCATTCGTATAGGTAAGTGTATGAGGAAAGGATAACAGCCAATTAGTATCTTTACGGAGACCCCGGACTAGAAGCTGAAAGAGTGTAGAATCTTGATTCTTTTGTTGAGACCAAGCCATCAATAAATGGACCCAGGTATCTCGTTCAAGCTCACCTTTTTCTTGAATCTTATGGAGTTCAAGAAGATATTGCCACGAAGGAATTCCATAGACATCCATCCAAAGCCCAAACAGCATTTCTAGACTTTCCGATATAACATCGCTATCATACAATTCAAGACCCCAAAAGAGCGTTTCCCTATAATTATGCTTTATTAATGCGTTGCGCAGAGAGGCAAGTACCTCCTGGACTCGGTACAAATGAAGTGTAAGATGTTTGTCCATACTGTGCTTACTCGCGAAAATCAGTGGAAACCTTTCATTTTTACGAGTAGCAGCAAATGACAGATGGCCCTGATGCACACGAGATTCTACCGGGGTTATGGCTTGGTAATCGTATTGCAGCACTCAATGACCGATGGCTAAAGCAGCAAGAGATTACAGTTGTTTTTAACTGTACAAAAGATTTACCCTTTTCACCCATTATCAAGAAGCAGTATCGTCTTCCTGTAGACGATAATTTGAAGGCTGAAGAAATTCGCAATATGACACTGTGGTCTCACGAGGCTGTCTATAAAGTCTTAGCAGAATACAATAAGAATCAAAAAGTCTTAGTGCATTGCGCTGCGGGTATGCAGAGATCTGCGACGGTTGTTGGAATGTTGCTAATTGCGATGAAAGGAATGACGTGGCAGCAGGCAATTAATTATATTCAAGGAATTCGTCTAATTGCATTTAGAGATCAACCTAATTTTAAAGATAGTTTGATCGCTTTTGATACTTCATATCATCGTGAGATTTTACCGCATATTTCAGAACCACTATAAACTAAAATATTTACAGGTAGCGCTTGTAATACCATCTCTAGGAGATCCAAAAGGATTACATAGTAACTTTACAGTTCCTGCGCCGGCAAGCGATGAACTGTAAGGTATTTCAACGTTATGAACTTGGTGTACATGGCCAAAGATCCACGTATGAAGTGGATACCGAAACATATACTCTAGATTTTGCGCATAGTCATATTGACTAATTTTATCAGAATAGTCCGATGTTAGAACTTTTAATGTGGGAGGATAATGTGTAATGACTATACAAGGTTCACTCGATCTTGAAAGAGACTGTTCAATAAACTCACGATCTTTACGACCCTCTTCGCTAATCGTACGTGACCATTCAGTATCTTTAGGTGAAGCGGTCCAACCGGTAGCTCCAATAATTCGGACATTATCGATCACCATTGTTTTACGATAAAGGAAATGGAAGTTAGACCATTTCTTTTCAAGTGCTTGAAACCACGCAAGAACAGAGGCTGGAGTTTTTTTACTTTTGGGTTCGCTTTCATAAAATTCGTGATTTCCCGGAACATAGATGACAGTTTTATATTTCTTAACGACTATATCAAGAATACGATAGAGAGTAGGCTCATCGGGATCACCAATATCACCGGCAAGAATTAAGGTTGGAGCAAGGCCTGGAAAAAGAGTCATTATTTGTACACTATCATATTTCCACCAATTCATATGAGTATCACTGATATATTCAGCCTGAAAGGGCCTCGTTGCTGAAGGCATCTAGTTTACTAGTTTCATTTTGTCTAAACCAGATAGAAACAAATGATCGTCATCTTCCTTTTTATTGTACTCTTTTTTATACTGTTTGAGATTGAGACTCTGTACTGGAGCCTTACTGAGTGTCAAACGCATATTCGGAGATTAAACAATCGTTTATTCGAACTTCAGGGCGCGGTTAAGGTTCTTATGGCTCAAAAAAAGGATGAACCTGCTAAAACTAGAACGATCTGGGTCGCAGCGAGCAAGTATGATTCCGATAATGATATTCAGGTTGAGGAGGTAGAGCAAGAACAGGAGCAGGAGCAAGAAGAAGAAATTGAAATAGAAGAAGACTAGGATTCAGATGAAGATGCAAGTTTCTTTTTTAAACGAAAGATTGGAAATGATATCGTTGGCACTGTAAATATCCAACTTTTCTTTTTTGGTTTAGATCGTCTATCAAGATGTGTAGTGATATAGTCTTTTACTACGTTTTCAACCTTTTGTTCAGGGTAAAACGTCAATTCATACTCTTCATCAACGTAGAGATGAAAGGCGGGAAGTCGCTCAATCATTTCTCTATCTTCTTCAATTCCATCGTTAAATGCTTCTATTTTGAATGTTATATGATGATCTTTACAGTAAAATCGAGCCTCATCAAATTGTTCTTCCCGAACTGGTTTTGACCAATGGTAGACACCAGTAATCATAAGTTTATGTGCGTATCTCTTGAGAAGTATATGGTAATGTGAACTTTCCACATAATTCTCAATAACTGGATTTGTTGTCATTTGGTTACTGTACCTATTGCTTCTAACGTATTTCATTTTTTTACAATACCTTACTAGAATGTCAGCATCTCGGTTTCAGAGAGGACCTCAACAGCAAAGGCCTCAACCGCAACAACAACAATACAGGATTGAGAGGCGAAATGGAGCGCCTGTTCCTTGTAGACAGTGGTGTCACGATAAAGTTGTAGGACAACCTGTACCCGCTGATCCTGCGAATGGCTTTCCTAACCCTGGCTGCCAAGCACACTTGAATGGGGGTATTAAGAGAGGTATACCGTGTACTGTTGGAGATCGTGATGGTAAGATGAGATTCTTTGCTCACCCGGATCAACCAGAGTGGCAGCAGGTCCCGGGTGTAAAGCAATCTGAAGAGGCAATTAAGAATGCTGATCCTGAGTGGAGACAAGGTCACTTTGCAAAAGTCGTAAGGGCGCCTTCACCTGAGAGAGCCCCTCGTGAACACCGCGGTAAGTTAGTTGTAGTTCCTGAGAAGGCCTTACAGCAAAATATTGCTCGGCAGCGATCGGGTTCACCGCTTCGTTTACATTTAAAGGAAGGTGAGTTATCTTGGGGTGATGCGGCTTATTTAGAGGACAATCCTAGTGCGGCAAAGTATTTTGAAGGCAGAAAGTTACCCAATCTCTTTTCTGGAATTTTACCTGCGGCCCAAGTTGCTTCAACTGCTGCTGCGTCAATGGCCGCTGCTGGCGCAGGCCCTGCCGCTGCTGGTGCTAGTGGCAATAATTGGAGACAGGCTAAACCGTCTACGTATCGTAAACATGGTCAAGGACAGGGCCGCGGTCGCGGTTTCACCGCTGCGTCTGGCTCTAAGAAGAGAACACAGAGAAACCGTAGAAATTAAACCAAATACCACTCTTGAGATGACATCAACTTCAGAAATTCAGGGCCTGTTGGGCCTCCACGATGCATCAATGTAATAAAACGATCGGTAGAATCGTTATAATCTAAAATTAATGCTGGCTGCGCTGTGAGAATCTTTATCTCAGCGAGTTCTTGCATAAGGAGAATTTGAGGATCAGAACTAGGTATTTTTGACATTGCATTCACTTTCCAAGTCGGATCACCCAAGCGTCCAAACATCTTGACGTGATCAATATTTGCTGTCATTACATATATATTGAGTGTCTTCTTCTTTGTCTTAGCCTGGTACGCACGAACTTCCTTGACATAATTTGCTATTTCTGTGCCAGACAGATCACAGTGAAGGTGAACACCAATATCAAAAAGAGAGCGAATACCTGCCTTTTCTACGGTCTGTGTAAGCATACGATTCATTGATAGCTCATAAAGAAAGAATCCAGCTGCTAACTTCTGAATATCAGAAAACTTAGGCTTGATTGATAATGATTTAAACATAGAGGAAGAGTCTTGTTGAAATCCAGACTCAGGTAATTCCTTAAGATAATTGCATTGCTGATTATTTTCAAATAAAGAAAGAAGAAGATTTGATTGATCTACGTAATATGTGCGATTACCCATTCGTGTATTATAGACAAATGCAGTAAAGGCATCAAGTAGTGTTGTAGTTATAGATCTAGGTGAGGGCGACACGAGAAAATATTCCACATTTTCTAGTGTCTTCTTTTTAGCAAAGCTACGAGTGCTTCCGATCCAGGACGACATTTAACTATAGGTTTTATGTAACAAAAGAATGAAAAAATGCCGCAGGCTCTATATGAGATGCCAAAGCGTAATCAATGATTCTCGTACCGTAAGGGTTCATTTAAATAATGAACCCGCGTGGTGCTATATTTTATTAAGTGGTATCGTTTATCAAGTGCTACCGGGACTATCTTCTTAATTTTCTAGTCTGTCTTTTCTTGTATTTACGAACACGTGTTTTTCTTTTCTGCTTACGACCACCCGTCAAGATAGGACCGGGGGGAATATTACCTAGAGTATCTGACATCTAGAGCTACTGTCTAAAGATATTTGAATGAAACGAAATAATGGCTTCTGTTATCCTAACTCATCTAGGTGAGTCAATTCCGTTATACATTAAAGACTGTGTTCATCAATTGCGTCTATGGAATAAAACTACACCGATCTATATTATTCTGGAACCCTTTCATAAACAGAAAACCTTTTGGCAAGATCTCTATTTACAATACAATGTCATTTATGTCTATACAGATACACTTGAGCCTACAGCACACCATAAGGAATTTCAGAGAGGATATTCAGGTGATACAGCATTCCGTAAAGGCTATTGGAAGCACGTACGTGAGCGATTCTTTTTTGTTGAAGAGTTAATGTTTCGTGAATCACTCAAAGATGTTATTTCGATGGAATATGATATTATGGTCTATTACTCGTTGGAGGATCTCAAGAAAAAGTTTCAGCAGAGTCACCAGACAATTCGAATGGTGATGGACAATGCTTCAAGAGGGCATCCAGGATTTATGTATATTCCATCTAGTCTAGAGATGCGCAACTTTACAATGTTTATGACGTGCTTACTAGGTCTTCATTACGAGGATATGCAGAGTCTATCACTCTATTCAAGAATCTTTGAAGTTCATTATTTGCCTGTCATTACGGAAGAGCGCAACCGAGCAAATCCCAATCGGAGATCTCAAGTAGGAGATAAAAGTAAAGACCCTTTTTTCTTATCAGAAGATTCGGAGCACTTTGGATGCGTATTTGATTCTTTAGTGGTAGGACAGTTTCTTGGAGGGATTGATCCGCGAAACACAGGTGGGCACAAGTATGTGCACTATGAAAATGAAGGCGCTTTATACAGAATTCGGGAAATGGACTTTCAATGGAAAAAAGACACTATTTTAGGTTTATGGCAACCGTGGCTAGACAATCGTCCTTTAGTTACCATTCATATGCATAGTAAAGCATTGAATTGTTTTCTTTCAGATCGGATTGATTGTCCAAGCCCAGATTACCAAGTAGATTCCTTGTATAGAAGTTTATTGCCCAATTAAATCGGAGCAGGCGGAGGTGGTAGAACAATGACAGCAGGAAGCGCCGTGCCATTAGGGTTTCTTGTTTCTGCGTAAAATGCAGTAGTAGCTGCAGCATCGAGTGCACGCTGCCGAGCCTTACGCGCATCCTCCTTTTCCTTCTCAAGCTTAGCCTTCTTAGCAGTCGGACTGAATGGGTGCTCTGCGTGCCAGCTTGAATTGTACTGCGGCACGGAGAGCTTCAGACGATCGTGAATCTTAGCCATCAACTCATTGACAAACTTGCGGAGACCATCAATCTCAATAAGCAGATCAGTCTTTTTGGCAACAACCGTCTCAGCGATAACACGATTCAGTAGATCTGTACCGGCCTGCACAAGCACTTCCAGAGCACGGCGGACAGCGCGCTCCTTCTCACGCTTCTTCTCACGCTGCTGTACAGATACCTTTATTTGCTCCTTTGAAAGATGACCAAGCAAGTAGTCAATACGGAGATCCTCATTGTCCATCTGATTAAATACATTATGCATTCGTGCAATCTCAACGTGCTGTACGTGATTAACAATGCGATGAAAGGAGAGAAAGAGTTCCTGTTCCTTTGGCTTCAGTTCGCGAACACCTGCGCGAATCTGAGAATAATGCGGAATGCCACCGCACTGTACATCACCAAGAGCACGCGGGGCGACGCCTCCATTTACACGCCTCTGGTAATCATAATAATGCGGATTATGAATGACACCCGTTTCCTTCTGACCTGTTCTCCAGGAGAAGGCTGTGTTGCACTGAGTACACCACATCTGATCACATCCCTCAATCTTGGTGATCAGAGTGCCGCAGCCAGGGCAACCACGGCTATCTTTCGCAAGGAGTTTTGCAGTGGCAAGAACATCGGGCTTACATACGTGATGAGCATCCTTCGCAAGACCCTTGATCTCGTGACACTCCGCGCACGCCCACTTGCTACAGAGACCGCATTTCCACGCAGTACTCAGAAAGCCACGGCACTCTGAATCAGGGCACTTCTGAGTGAAGACATTCTCTGACTTGGCACGCTGCCCCTGGCCAGTACGAAGAAGACGAATCTGATAGGCAATTTCATTTTTCTGTGTAAAGAGCTTATTCATTTCCTTCTGGAGTTCTGCCTGCTTGAGACTCAACTCGGTAATATTCTGATTAATAGGTGGCATAATCTCCTTCTCAATTGTATCAGCCTGCTTAATCTGCTCGGCACGGTACTGTGTGGCAGGCATTAGAGCAATTTCACGATCAAGAAGAATATTCTCGCGATGATTCTTGTATTCGCCCATTCGGAAGGTCGCAGTCAGATTGTCATCAATGAAATCACGATCAAATGCGCGCTTGCAGTGGAGACAATGCGCATCACTTGTCGTGCTTGTTAGATAGGTCTGAACACAGCGACGACAACTAGACTTTTCACAGAAACAGCACTTGACTTCTGTATTTGCGACCTTATTATAGGGTTCAAGACAGATCTGGCAACTTGGCTTCTCCTTCTTCTCCTCCTTCTTTACAGGCGGAGGTGCTTCTGTAACCAGTGTATTTGTAGGAACGCTAGGCGTCGTAACAGTCGTGGGCTTTCGCTTAACTACACGCTTCTTGACAGCTGAAATTGTATCTGTAGGCTCCATACTAATGTACTTGATGGAATGTTGCCGGCAACTTCAATTTTTAGCCGCTATTGTTTAGCCCAATAACAACCTCCTTCAATTATTTGAGCATTTCCAGGCGTTTCTTTTAGACTAGGCCAGATCCACTTATCATTCCAGAATTTGCCGATCACTGAGTGAGTCTCCCATCGCCGCCCTTTGATTCCGAAAAGTACTTGAATTGCTCCACCGAGCACAATTGCGATAATACCACGATCTTTTAGCTTAGACGCAATAATCATTCCTAGACCACCGCAGCCGATTAGAGCAAATCGCGCACCAGACCAGATGACTTTTTCTACCATTAGATCAACTGCATCTAACCATGAATCAACACCGGATGGCCATTCATTTGATCCTTTCGCCACAGATGGAGGGTGACCAGTCTGAATCCAAGCCCATTCAATGCCAGTAGGCCAAGTAAGTCTGTACTCCCAAATTTTAGTAAGATCCTGTTTAACCTGATGTTCGGCAGAGTCTGTAAAGCTTGTTATGACAGCAACTTTTTGTCCTTTAAGATACTGTATCCATTGATTATCTCGAGATTGTTCTACGTAATAGGGTTCAAGTGATCGGAGTGGCACTCGTTGGGCTCTAAGGTTCCACGAGTTAAACGTACGAGTTTCAGCCTCTGCTAAGGGAGCATACCAGCCTGTCGCAAGAACATCTGAATTTAGGATTGCCATATAGGTTTGTTGCCTCCATTTCAAAAAAGAAGCAAATGAATCAGGTCTTGAATGAAAAATACCCGCATTTGTTTCCAGAATCTGTAAACGAGGATCTAATTGTGAGAGTGTTGTATCCAAAAGTACATTGAGTTCAATTGATCCATTGCGACCAATTAGAGCTCCTTGATCGGTCTGAAGGGCGTTGTGTATACATTTACAGATTGCTTCTGCGCCTTTTTCTACTTCTTGTTGCTGCGACATTTAGATATTCTATAGATAAATAGTTTAGACCGTCGAGCTAGACAAGCCTCGATCGTCCAAGAAGATTGCCTCGGCCGCCAAAGCTAGCTGGAACAGTAGGAAAGTCTGACGTAGGAACCATTGGTGTAGACCAGTCAAAGAGAGACTGAGGCGCAGGCTCAAGAAGTTCAGATTCGGGAGGAACAGGAGTGTCAGGGCGGTTTTGAGAATAATTAACTGCGGGCATCAATTCCACACGCAGTTCACCATCCGCAAGACAGATTGTATTTGGCTCCATTTCTTCAATATAAAACTGATGGAGTTCAGGAACAGATGAGTCTACAATTGCTGAGATAAGACCTTTCTGTAAAACACCAAGTTGATTCAGTGCCTCTGTAAGGCCTTCAATGAACATTGGACCCTCGACGGTTGTTGAGTCAATTGGCTTGAGTTTAATACTAATACCCTTCGGTAGAACGTGACCCACAATATTTAGAGATATGTCAGATCCTTCCTGAAGACCAAGACGCTCAAGAACCCACTCAGGTCCAAAGATAATATCCTCTGAGTCATTGTGAGGACCTTCAACTGCGACTGCAAGCGTATTGTTTTGCTCATTTAGGAGATAGACAAAACAACGCGTTTCTTGCATTTGATGTACGATACGTGAATAGAGCATCTTACCGCAGCGAATACCCCACCACGGACCCTCGCCTGTGGGTGAATATGTATACGGATAAATAACTGGCATTTTTGGTACTCCATTTACACAAATCAGGCACTTCAATTTTTGCGATGTTCACCTGCTTCACGTGCTTTTACTGCTTCTGAATTATCATCCACAATACAGACAGGACATCCTTCAGGTTTTCTAACATCGGATATATTGCGTGTACGATCTATCTGAGCAATATGAAGTAAAGAGTGACGAATTATCTTTAACTTATATAAAAATGCAGAATTGCACATATAATGTTCAATATGCGTTTGAATTGGAAGTGCATTCTCAACAAGTATTTTTGCTGCTTTCCGATTAATAAGATAACAGTGCGCTCCAACAAATTTAATAACTTCTTTGAATGTATCATTGCGAGTCGCTTTATAATCGTGAGTTCCGTGATTCCATCCGAGTAGCCAAATATCCCACGGTGGAGGTGATTGCGCAATACAGTCTCTTACCATAAGGGAAAATGTCGGAGGAAGTTCGGCATCATCTTCAAAGATTATTGCATAGTCAGCAGAGCTTGCTAGAAATGCTTTCCACGTTTTCAAATGAGATAACGACGCACCCAATGCACCTTTACTGTGAATTTCATAATGCGATCGTCTATACTGAGTTAAGACTTGAACACGTGTAAGAATACCGATGCGATCATCATTCTTTACATCCAGACTATTTCCAGCAATTGCGTCAATATAGTGAATTGGAGGCAAAATTTCTAGAGCTGATTGATCCATAAATAATTTACGACGATCTGGACGATTTTTTAAATTTATACAATAACAGACTGCATCTGTGAGATCTTTCATCTCTCTACTGTAAACTAGAAAGGATGTCAGAACAATTAAAATGGTGTAAAGGAAAAAAACAGCCGGAACAGGCACTTGATGATGTCTTTGAACATATTCAACTTGATCGATATCAGTTTTCAGTACTAAAAGATCGATACTTACTTGTACTTGTTGAATTTAGAGTGCGGGCACATCGGTTAATGTGTTTATTTTATGTTACGCGTATTGTTATAACAGTTGGTAGCATTCTTGTTCCTGCACTCTTATCGATTCAGTATATTCAAAATACAACACCGTGGATTAGTGCAGAGACATTTCAGATTCAAATCTACTGGTCAACTTGGGTTATTTCACTTTTGGTTAGTATTTGTAATGCACTTTCTACGTTATTCAAGCTTGAAAAGAAATACTATTTTATTCATACAACTCTTGAATTACTATTGTCAGAAGGTTGGCAGTATATTAGTTTGAGTGGTCGTTATGCTCCCAAAGATTCAACTCTAAGTACAACCCATCAGAATCAGTTTCTTATTTTTGTTCAGATGGCTGAAAAGATTAAGCTGCGGCAGGTCGAAGAAGAATATTGGAAAGTAACGGATGATTCGGGTGTAGGATCTTCTGCTAATCATAAAATCACAAGCTTAACGACTGCAAGTCCGTGGTCACAAATTGGACCACTGTCATCTCTTCCAAAAGATAAAAAAACTGTGATCGATGGATGGCTTGAGGATATGGCTGGGCCTGGATTGAGACCGCGAACATTACAAAGTAATAGTAAGATAGATGGGAACCAAGAAACTCCCAACATTCACACGTCTCCCTCAGAAACCAGTTTGCCAATGCAGTCTAGAGTGTCAATCGAGCCCGGAGCCAGCGAAACCGTGCTGCAGATATCATAGTACTTACAAAGAGTCGTATTTTAGTCCTACATCAGGAAGTGAGCCTCCTCTTGATATGGATGCTTGGAATAACATAAAAGAGTTACGAGAAAGTCATAATTGTTTTATGTATGCTTACAACGCAATTGATCCTAAGTTAGTAAAAACCTGTAAGAAAGATCCCGATTGTGATCAGGGATTTCCTCAACCAGGGTATGCTTCTGGATTTACGCAATTTGCGGATCAAAAGGAAAAGGGATGTGGCGATATGGTATCACGTCTTTGGGGTGATAATCCAAGAGTCAAGGCGTGTGATTTTAATGAGAAATGCCCTGAAGGAACAAGTAAGATTGCATTAATTGTTGATCCCAAACGAGATTATCACTTTTTACGGGAGAACCCTCCAAGGAAACTAAATGGTTTATCAATGAAATGGACCGATTGGTCTCATAAACCGGGCGCAATGAATGTTACATTACTTGATGCATCTAATAGGCCAATTATACGGCCTGATCGGGCCTTATTCTTGTATAAAAAAACGAAGGATCCACTGATGTATACAGACTTCTGTGGATACTTTTGTGTTCCGCGTGATCGTCCGATTCACGCAATGGCTGAAGTTCGAAAGGATCCTGGTCAAATAATGGAAGGAGGATCTACGAATGTAAAGATCGGAGTCGCTGCTTCTCTGAAATCCAAGCGGCACCGTCAGACCCGGCGCTCACGAAAGCGTGTGACCCGTCGACTAAAGCATTAAGTGCCTCTAGAGCATCCATTCTCTTTACTGGGCTTGCTTCACAAAGTCCTTTTAGAATTGGAATGATTTTAGGATTTACTTTAAACTCCGGAATAGAGACTTGAATTTCAAAAATTTGAAGAAGCATCGCTCCAATTGACCACGCATCAAATCCCGGCCAATACAGTTTACAACACGTTGTCCAATCACCGTTTTGAAAACTGAGTGACTGTTCGGACCATTTCTGAAGATCTGCTGACCACTCAGCAGGAACTACACCACAAAGAACTGCTAATCTTTGAACCGCCGGTTTATTCTGTTGCAGTTCGTGAATTGTAAATGAAGGTGGAATATCTTGTTGAACTCCTAACATAAGTGATACTTCAGGTGTTTCCGTATCGTGATCTGTGGCAAGTTGACGCCATCTTGAGTCGAGTGCTTCAGATGTAATCTCATCGGCTCGAAAAGCAAATCCAAAATCAATAAGTTTGGGTACAGTATTCTTATCGAAAAGGAAATTTTGCCCGTAGAGATCAAAATGACAAATTTTATGTAAAAGCAAAAAGGATCCAATTGTTAAAATTTGCTCTGTAAATTTCATAAAATCAAAACTGCTTGGATGAAGATTCATTCGGCTCAGAGGATATCCACCCCACGGCATCTCAATCTGAATCGTGTTTTCAAGAGGCGTGTCAGCAAGTAATTGACAGACTTCTAAATCAGGCTCTACTTGTCTAGATCTGGCTTGCGGCTCACACGATTCAGGTTCGGGTGCAAGAGTATAAAGTTTTGCATCAGGGATTGTTGAAAGATAGGTTGCAATCGCAAGTTCATTTTCAGCATCTTGCGGTAATGTAATCTTACCGACCATTGAGTTAGATCTATTCAGAACATCATCTTGGCCTCTCTTTTTCTTACACTTTAGTTTTGGTTGAAAGACACATCCATAGGTACCTTGACCCCGAATGCGGCCGCCCTTCATCTAACTTGTATTCTTTCTTTAGAGGATGTCTTGGGACACAGTCTTATATGGCGTCGTTGCTGTTTTAGTTATAACACTCGTTTTAGATATTTGGAGGCCACGAATCTTACGTGAGGGATTTCTCATCAGCCCCGGTGATAATCCCTTTGTTACAGGCTACTTTCCTCGTCGGGGAGATGTAAGTTTTGATGAAGATGAATCTGAATATATACAAGATCCACGAAATGTGCGAGGCTATGCTGACGTTCAAGCACTCAACGTCAATCACGACTTCTGTAGAATGGTAATTCCTAAGGGGCTCGATGATGAACAAGATAGATTCTTTGCGTGTGCTCTTGGTGGAACAGAAGGTCTATCATCTGTCAGCTTTAGAACACAGAGTGTTCGTAAAGGATTTAAGACAAGTCGTGATGACTATATGCGTGATTCAGATGGTGATGGAAAATCAGATTACTGTGCTATCGTAAAAACTACCATAGGATGGCAGCCGAAATGTTACAGAGCATTACTAACCTCCTTTGATACGCGTAGCTCAGTGGATCCAAGCCCGCCATCTGATATCGCAGAAATTCTGTATTTTTACGAAGGAATAATGTTCTGGTATCGCTTTATTGATGATATGAAAGATTATGGTGAAAATGTAACATTATATACGATGGGTGGCATAGAGATTGATGAAGCAAATGTGAACCCCTTACCGTCGCAACTTTTATCGGGAACGGATAAAAGAACTACCACACTTGATGAGCGTGTAGCAATAGTTAAGGGACTACAGTTTGACGGTGAAAGTCAGTTTTTACGAATTGGTGATTCTCCTGACTTGTCTCTTGGAACTGTGATTACAATGACGACAATGCGCGCATTGTCAGTTTGGGTCTACTTTGAAGACTTTACAAATAATGCACATATTCTAGATTTTGGCAATGGTGCGGGGCAGGACAATGTCTTTTTGGGCATTATTGGAAAAGGTGATTCATCTATTGATTTAGGTTCTACGTTACGGACAGCAGAATGTGATTCAGATCAGAAACGCGTGCTACCAAACCCACCCTCAGGTGCTCAGCCAGTTGAGGAAATTAGTCCGATGGATCTGATGCGAACGAGTTCAGCTAATGTAGACGACTTCAAGTGTTTGGGTGTTGAATTCTATCCAAGAAATCTTGCACCTCTACAACCTTTACTAAATAAGAAATCAACTGTGGTACCTCAGACTGCAACACTCTTATATGAAATCTGGAATGGTAAACAGCGGCTTCAACACACAGTGGCAACAGGAGCATTCAAGAAAAAACAGTGGACACACATCTGTATTACGACTGCTTCTGGAGATGGTGTCCGACCGGCAATTCAAATCTGGATTAATGGAATAATGGCAAAAGAAGACCCTAATGGATATTTACCACAGACATCCTTCACAAGCAATAACTACATTGGAAAATCTAACTGGATCTCGGCAACGTCTCAATATGAGAACAAGGCTGAGTTATTCAAGGGATCGCTGTTTGATCTACGGGCTTACAATCAATCAATGACAAAAGATAAAATTACAAAGACTATTGCGTGGGGTAAAAAATATCTTGGACTTACCAACTAGATATAAATGGTCGGATATCCAAAATCAGTTGTGTGTAGTGGAAACAGCACACAACTCATTATAAAAGGTCAGGGTGTTTTTTTCTTTGAGCAGAAAGACATAACAAAGTCTTGTATTTTTACAATCTCTTCAGCCGATAAGAAGACAAGTCTAAAAGTTGTATTTACTAAGTCAGCAATACTCGTTAAAAATATGCAGACAAATGAACCGTACATTGACCCAACAAATACTAAGGGTCTAAGCCAATTAAGTGGAGCTTATTACTGGTTCAGCTTGGATTCTCAGAATCAACAATTGTATGCTGGAGTGGGTGAAGCTCGCCTAGATACAGTTATTTATTCTTATAAATTTCAACATATCAAAGGAAACAAGGTATCACTTGAGACTCTGTCTATAATCGATATTTCACAGGAAAGTGAATCTCTGAAACCTCTACGAATTCTACGGGACCCCATAACACTTACGGTTCCACTACTGATCAAGAATACAGAAGAATTAACAATGATGGATATCGCCAAGGGTAAATGTCTGCCTAGGGCAAATCTGTGTGCAATGAACCAGAAACTTTATAATTGCATTGCGGGCCCTAAATTTGTGTTAGACGACACCGACTTCCCCGACTTTTCCAAGGCGATTGAATACAGCATAAAAACACCAGGTCTCTGGTGCAATACTAAACTCCAACAGAAGGCAAATGAATTCAGCAAAGACAAGCCGAATCCGAATGAAACCTATCTACGGATAACGCTTGGTCAGAATAATGGTGAATCACCTGGTGTTCCGTATGTTATGGAAATTTGGCCGATTGGCCACTTTTCACCTGTACATAATCACGGGGCTGCAAACGCTGTTATTCGTGTTCTCCATGGCAGGATTCACGTCAAACTCTTTCCATTTCTTTGTGACTCGTATGACTCCGTTCCAGAGTTCAGAACGGCTGAATTTAAGAAGGGCGATATTACGTGGATATCGTGTTCTTTGAATCAAGTCCATCAATTAGAGAATCTGAAGACAAACACAGAAACATGTATTACGATACAGTGTTATATGTATGATGAAGATAACGTAGCGCATTATGAATACTTTGATTACTTGGATGGAGATGGAAAGAAACAGCAATACGAACCAGATTCAGATATGGATTTTGTTACATTCAAGAAACAGATGAAGGAGGAGTGGGCAAATAAGCCTAAGAAGAAGTGGTGGTGTTTTTAAACTATGTATTTAGTAAAGGATGTCTACTGCATTAGCCTCTTTTAAATTGCACGAAACCAGACCTAAGCAATCTCCAGCTGGTGTTGGAGCTACACTAGCGCATAATGGAATAATACGTGATATATTACCTCCTATCGTTGCTGAACTCGAGGGCAAGATATCTGAACTTCAACTAAAGGTAGATCACATTTTAGATGAAATGCAATGGCATCCTAATGCGATTGGAAGGGGTGTAGCTCATCCGGCACTTCAAGCTGCTGCTGGTGCTGAAGGCGGTAGAAGAACTCGTCGTAGAAAAAGAGTTTAGTAAACCGAACCCTGTCCCATCTGCCTCTTTTCAGCGTACTCCTTATTCTTAAATGAAATATCATTCGGGTGCCACTGGTGAAACCAGCCATCAACTTGTGAACGCTCAACACGATCTTTTTGTAGAGAATCGTGTAGTGCTCGGTCTTCCCAGCCCCACGACCGATTATGCATCCACCGATTCGTCGCAAAGTAGTCATCGAGCTTCATAAAGACCATACCGAAGCCAGTATCCCGCCAGAATCCAATGGCGTGATCAGCCTGAGTGAACGAGAAGCAGATTGGATAATAATACTTGCCTACCGCAACGACTTCAGCCGCCTTATCAAAGATGTCGTGGCTTGTACAGAACATATCTGAATCGCAAAAAAAGAGAGTAGTATGACCTCTTGATTTGGCAATTTGTGCTGCTATATCCAAGCCACCACCACGATCAAATGACTTTGCTTTAGTCTGTACGTGAAGAAAATAAGGAATTTTATCTTTTAGAAGTGTTTCACAAAGTAATTCAATATTGATATCTGTACTTTCATAATCAATCAGAATCACAGTCCACTTATCTTCAGGCTTTTTGACTGCGACGAGACTTGCTAAAAAATTAGGAAGTAGACGCAGCTGTACTGACATATTAGGCTTAATATCAGTATTCCACTGATAGTCTGAAGGACTCGGTATTAACCGTCCTTTCAAATGTCTATACATAACATTCGGATCTTCTTGCGAAACAAGAAGATTTGAACGATTTTTGACTGCAATACAAATTGCGAGATCCATATTGTAATTCTACTAGGTTTCTCTAAATATTCGCTAGAACCTTTGTCCTATTCCAAGATCCTTCAGCGCTCGCATTTCGCTTCCACCATTCCTTACAGGCAGTTGACATTTCTTGCCATTTTTCTGCTGTTATCGATTTCATCTGAGCCTCGGCATCTTCAGGGTTTGAGACACGTAGATAATGCGTATCCTTAATAAACGGCTCGCAGTAATTATCCATATCAACACCTTCAGTCACCACAGGAACACACCCCATTGAAACAAGCTCAATCTCACGATTACATTTGGGGCCGTATCCTCTCAAGGATAAACCGAAACGACTATTCGCAAGAGCCTTCAAATACTCCTCAGGTCCTAGCGCATAGGCTTGCTGAGAACCTACAGGCATTGAGAATTGCGAGCACAGAGACTTCCAGCCGTCCACATTCTGTCTGTGCTGCCCCTGCTTATCATTTTCAATTCGCCCATAGAACACTAACGAATCAGTACGTTCATCGTAGCCCTTAGTACAAACTCCCTGCTCCACGAGACTCTCAACTAGACGAGGCTGCCGTGCCCAGAAAATCCACGGCTTTGACTTCTTGACAAGGGGTACGGGGTTACCAGCAAGAAGCATCTTGAATTCAAGTTCCTTTTCAGTTGTACGTTCTAGCCATTCGTAGGTTGGTCGATCGTATAGCAGTATCGTGCCTATAGGACCAAGCCAACAGAGTGTTAGAGTCGCATCCTCCTTCTTCTGCACGAGCCCGCGCTCAGACCATAGATCGACAAGCTCTCTGAAGGAATCACCCTTGTGTCCAAAGAATCCGTAGCGCATTGACTTCGGAGGAACTGAAACAATTGGCAAACCAGGCACTGCCGATACTTCTTCAGATTTTACGGTAACTCCAGATTCCTTCTCGAGCCATTTGGTAAACTCGGCAACCACAAACTTACGGAATCCATCAGCGGTTGACCGAGAGTATTGTAGAAGGGTCCATTTCAGATCTGCTGCTGCGGTCAGATGTAACAGATCATCTGAAGGCTCACGATCTTCTTGAAGTTCAAGAACAGATGCATCCTTGGGTGCCATCCAGAGCGAGGCCCAGGAAGGTATCTTCAGATTCTTATCAGATGTACTGACAACAATATGGCTAGCACCTTCTAGGACATCCTGCCACTTTGTAGGACTTGCGTTAGCCTCGACAATTCGTACAGTAAATTTTAGACTAGAGGCAATCTTACGTAGATCCTCTTCTATTACATCCTTGATATGTGCAGAGTCTCTGACAAGCACAATATTCTTAGTTGATGAATCTACAGTGGATGTCCATGGTACTACAAGAGATGAGCGTAGTGCATCAATTTCAGGCTTTTGAATACGAACAGAATGAGCCGTGCGACCTACAATGGTATCGGCAAATGCCTGGGTCTGAGGTCCGTGATGAAGCAGATTACCGCCAGGCATTGGCCACTTGAATAGATTAAATGAAGGTAGCAAACTCTGCGACTTCTTACACCAGAAAGATGCTGTAGGATGTGTCTTCTTTTGTAGCAAAACACGCGACAAATAAAAGAGTGTATAGAGCGAGGGATCTTGAACCCATTTATCATCTAGAGGAAATGCCATCATAGATTCACACTGTTGCGCAGGCATCAGATGACTAATAGCATTTTCAGACCAGACTTTCTTTTGCGCCTCCGTTGAGCCAACGAATAACTTGGAATATCCATAAACTAGACCTGTAGGGCTTACAAAAGCACCACCCGATATATCAATCTGACGATCCTGACCAATAGGAGGTACATACTCATTTGGTCCAGTAGGGGACCACACAAAATCAGGATTGCGATTCATTTGCGCTACAAAAGTTAGCAACATCTTAGGATTTGTTGCATTTAACTTTCTGGCAAGAGGCTCATAAGGGATAACCTTGTCAGCCCATCCTGTCCACGTATAGATTGGATCGAGTTCGTGGACACCTGTTGGTTCTGCATACATATAGACTGGACGGTCCACAATATTTCTAGGATCGTAATTGCGGATCTCACTCTTATGGACGTGAAAGGTTCGAATTGAGGATGCGGGGTTTGTGATACGAAATTTAGCACGTAAGAATTCAACAAGAATGGCATTGTCACAGCCGGCTTGACCAAAGGGAATACGGAAAGAATCTAGTTTCCACGTGCGATCCATCACACTGTCGCTATGTAGAATCCAAGTATCTTGAGAATCAGCACGCGGCCCGAAGATCTTGGCTTCAGCAGCATCGATCTCATCTTCGTATCGTAAAAGAGCAAGTACAGTATCGTGTAGATCAATAGACCACAGTGTCCGAGTTGTTATCGCATCTAGATAAATATCAGTGTTGGCAAAGGCCACGATAGACCCAGCGCCTACGTGAGTCTGTACTGCTTCAATGCAATCCGCATAAGTTAGACGTGCCTTTAAGGGTACCTTCTGAATTTTGTTTTTCTCATCACGCGGCAACTGGATATCGTTAGATTCCATAAAAAGAATGATCTTGTCGACCAATGGATTCTCAAGATTTTTCTTGAGGCAGCGATCAAGTTCCTTCTGGCGCTTGGCTTGCGTCGGCTTGTAGTATTGCTGAATTAGGACAAGTGGTTCAGGTATCTTAACGTCTTCCGTCTTGAACACAGAAAATCTTGGTGCTAACTCCAACTTTAGCATACGTGGATGCCTTGAATTTACACCGATAAGGCGTACATAGCGAAAGACAAGCGCTGCACACAAGACTGCATCTTCAACGGAGCCATCCCACAGCCCACCGAGATAAGGAAACATCGTAGGAAATTCCTCGAGGCAGAGGACATTACTTAGACCGAATCCCTGAAAAACAGTATCACCGATGGCATCGATGACTTTGCTACTAATCAAAATAAACCGCATCTTTTTAGCAGCTTCTGTTTCTAGCCAAGCTTCAACGAGTGGCTCATAGGATGTCAGAACAACAACGTGCGGCTTCCAAGCCATCAATTCTTCGCTACACCCTGATACAACAAGATCATAGCGATTCCATCTATAGTCGGCAATGGTCGAAGGCCCTTCAGTCTTATAGACTAGAGTCTTATTATTTTTCCAGATGGAGACATCTGACTTCATAATCTTGATAGGTGCTCCCGTTTTTGGATTACGACCGATCATCTTACAAGAGAATGTGAAGCTGTTTTAGATACCTCAGGCTCTTAAGACTTAGACCAAAGCATTTCAAATGCCGAGCGGTCTAAGTAGAGTCCAATTATATATACAATGACAGATTGGTGTATTCTGATTAATACAACGCCAAAATACATGTCGCTTGCTGAGGTTCAGATTACGTGTCTGCGTCGGTATGCGCCTCAGCTGGTTACAGTTCCTATTTTTCTTGCGACCGAGCTAACTCTGAATCATCCAATCGTTAAGCGTATTCTTCTTCTACCGAATGTACAGTACGTTTCGCTTAATTCGAGTGATGCAGATTTTCTTGAGAGTCGCATTTCGGCAATGGAATACTTGTCGTTTTTCAAGTTTATTCTGCCGCTACAGGAAGATTTCTGGACAGATCGATGTCCTGATCTACTAAGGCTAAATAATGCTCTGGATATTCTACGATCGGATGATCAAATACAGAGTATACGGTTGATGCCTTGTCCCGGTCCTTCTCGTAATGATGTAGGCTATGTAGCAAATCCTGAATTTAAGATTCTTGGATCACAGGATACTTACCGATTTACGTACCAAGCAACTCTTTGGAGGCCTGAAGTCTATACCGCATTTCTAAAAACTATAAAAAATCGAGCGCTTCCCGAGTACAATAAGCTTGATGTAGAGAAGCGGCCGTCGTGGTCATCGTACTGTGTCCGCAAAAATGTCGCGGAAAATCTGGAAGGACAGCAGATCTTTATGGATTTATTTATGACTCTGAAATCAATTCACTTGTCAATTGATCGGCCCCTAGCTCACCCGAATGCGGTGTTCTTGGCTCCGTGGCCATACAGGCCTACGGCAGTTGTTCACGGTCTTCTTGAACCTTGGGCAAAAGAGTTTGCTCAGAGAGAAGGATTTAAGACTTTGGATGGATGGTACTAACTTGTAGGACAGCATTGATTTCTCCACACTAAGTAGAATGAGTGTTAATTTAAAGGGACCTGCGAGAGAAGTTCAAACGATCTGCAAAAATACCCGTGTTAAACAAGCTCTTAATAAGTTGGCTGCTGCTAAAAATTCAGGTGATAGAGATGAACAATGGGGTCAAGTAAAGAGGCAATTTACGACAAATTGTGATATGGCACAGCGTATTGTTTTAACTCCTAATCCTCAGCCTTCATTGCTAGAAAAAATAGATCTTGAGTATACGAAAGGTATTGCTGATCGTGTATTAACAAATAACTCGTCTAACGAACTAAAAAAATTAGAACAGGAACGCGCTAAACTCGTAGCTGGACGTAACTCAATTGAGGATCCGTCTCTTCTAGAGGCTTCTTCACCTGTAGGTGTAAATTCAAATAATCCTTCTGGCGGCAAACGTCGCAGACGTAATAAAACAAATCGTAAGAATCGTAATCGGAAAACCAGGAAGAATCGTAGAAATCGCAATTAGTTAAATGTCTCTGAGAGCGCAAGCCAGCTTACAGGAAATGCCTTCTCAAGTGAGTCGCTGACTGCCTGCGCATACTGACGAATTTCCCACTGTGCATCCGAACTGAGACGTAGCTTACAGAGACGCGCATAGGCATATAATGACGCAGTCTCAATAAACTCAGTATACATTGATTGCGGTAGAATCATCCGAGCAACTTCAGGTGCAACATTAGCCTTCAGAAGCTTATCGTACGTAATCATACACGAATCCGTCAGATCCTGAATGTGCTCAGCCGCATATCCAGCCTCAGGGGCTGGCGTGTCCTTTGATCCCTGCTTCTTATTCGCATCACGCTCCCGAATATGGCTAGCGGTCGGCACATAGCATTCAGGAGGCGTATCGACATAACGACGGCTGACTTCATTTCGCGCAAACCCTACAGTATGACGATACCACTCTCTTGCAACAAAGATTGGCATCTTTAGCCGAAGGCGCACCTGCGGGTGAAAGAAGGGGCTTGTATGGCTATGCTTGGCGAGATAGCGAATCAGCTTCTCATCACCGGTAGCCATTACAGTTGATTCCTTTGCGAAACTAACACGGGCCGCATTTACAACTGTCAGATCATTGCCAAAGATCTCGAGAGTTTCTACACACCCCTTCGCATCAAAGAGAGGAAAACTCTTAGCCATAGTACCTATTTTTTGAGGCAAATCAGGTTCAAATTTTGACAAAGGTTTCATACCAATAGAAGCTACCTAAAATGTGTGATATGTGTCGATGTTATCTCTATGACCGATTTAGCTCCCCAACAACGTTTTCAGAAAAACTTAAAGTTCATATTCATAGGGAGTCTCTTAATAAATGTATTCCAATGCTTGCTAAGAGCTTTGAAATTATCTTTAAAGACCTTGATAATATGACTTTCTTTGTAAATTACTGCTATGCCGAATTAAAAAAAGATACAAAGCCATCCCAAGTTGATTTACATATTTGGAATGAATTTATCTCTGAATATTCAGAAAAATTCAGAGAACTTAAGTTTATACAGGATGAACTTGTCTTTGAAGGTGTATTTCGCAAAGCAATAAATAAAGAAAAACTTTCTAGAAAGTTTCTGGCGGCTCACCTACACTACTTTCTTCTGAATTTATACACCTTCCACTTTCAGCACGTAACAAAGACAGGATATCAAGAACCAAAAAAACCAACAGCACGACTAACTGATTTACAACTTGCAGTGATTAAATCAATTCCGATTAATTCACCACTTAGTGGTATTAAAATGTATAAAGAAATCATTGACAGTGAAAAGAATTCTTATAATGGTCTTTATGATTAAATTAGTTTAAAAGTAACAAATTTTAAGATGCTACGGTAGAATGTTGGCACTCTTGACTACAGTTTTTTCTTTAGTTTTGGCGACAGCTTCAGCAAGTTCGTGTACGTCTTTAGCTTCTCTAGTTAAAGGCGATAGTGGCAACCCGCCGTCAGGTCTAGGTGTCCCTGATTGCGCATACATAACACAGCACGCTTCAACCATCTGTTTTGGACTGGGTTCTTGGGATATTGTAAATTCTGACACTTGCTATTTGAAGGCATCTGGATATGGATGTGTTATCAATAATGGTCTTTTTAATACTAATGATACGTTTTACTGTCAATTAGGAGTTGCTGCACAACCTACAGAAACTCCTACGGCAAGCCCTTCAGCAAGTGTTTCTGCTTCAACTTCTTCATCTGTTTCTGCTACAGCATCAGCCTCTTCATCTGCTTCTGCTACAGCAACCGCCTCTTCATCTGCTATATCTACATCTACATCAACATCCACATCAACATCCACATCAACATCAACATCAACATCAACATTGACAGCAACACCTACGCAAACTTCATCACCCTCTCCTTCAATGAATGTTGCGCTCGTCTACATAACAGCTCCGATAGGTGATGGCGAAAAGGCTGCGATCGGCCTTTCAGCAATTTTCGGATTTGTTATCTTATTTGCGTGTTGTGGTACAGGTGTTTTTATCTTAAGAAGAAAAGCACCTAGTCCAGCATTACCTTTGTCTACAACATCATCACCGTCTCGTCGGACATCTTTGGTAGCGATAAGTGAAGTTAAGGAACCAAAAGAACCGCAGACACCAAAAGTAGTAATTCGTCCCAACTCAAATATTGAAAAAACTGTATCAAAGAGGTTAGTAACCATTCGTAGTATTGTATAGCATCTAAGATCTCAGAATATTTCCCAAGAAGTGATGAATGCTACTTTAGCATTCTTTCCTACTACGGACCAAGTATCCCAGTTATGAATATGTAGAGATTCACCTGAAAGAAGATTATCAAACTCAAATTTTGCTTGTTCAGGTGGGCAACTGTAGAGAATCCAAGGTCCACTCTGCTCGCAATACGGAAACTCCTTCAAAATATCTAGCGACCAATGATTATAATCTGAAATCAATTTGCCAGACTCTGTATATGTAAACTTACGTATATCAGTATATTCATTATATTTGATATAGCCAAGAGCATAGTCGCTAGGATTAGAAAAAAGTTTAAATTGAATGCGATTATCAAGCGTATAGGGTATAATTGTATATCCTAGGTCTTTACCACTTGAAACTAGTTTAGCCATCTGTATAGTAATAAGTACATAAAGTATTTTAAGTAATGTCAGTTTTTACAGAATTGGAGGTAAAGCATTTGTATAGGTCAACTTATTTTTGCTGTGAAACTCATCAATTAAAGGCCAGATCTGCTCAACCTCGGGCAGCACCTGGTCCGTATCAAGAATCAACTTCGGCTTGGGAAATCCATTGAATTCCGACGCGGTAGATGATGTATAGGCTCCCATAAAGGGAAAGTAAAGCCAATCACCCACTTCCAGTTGCTCCATAGACCCCTTTGCGATCACATCAAGACTGTCGCACGTGCGACCAAAGAGAACACCCTCCTCCTTTGAACGAGCACAGATGTCATCCTTATTTACAGGAACACGAAACCACGCAGGCTGCTGGTGGTCAAAGGGAATACAGGAGAACTGAGAATAAATGGACTCATCAATGACGTAGCGCCAACCCTTACCTCCGAGTCCCCGCTTCTTAGCAATGACTCGCACAAAGAGGTCCTGGCTGGTCTGTGCAAAGTAGCGTCCAGGCTCCGCAATAACCTTAACGGAGTTCGGAACCTTTGCTAACGCCCCATTAATTGCGGAAGCGGCAGACTGAAAGGCTGATTGGCGAGGATTGTATCCGCCACCGATATCTAGAATAGTTGGGTTGTGTGAATATTTCTTAAGACAATCAAACACATACGTTGAGGCATACTCAATCGCTTTCGCATACTGGCTATCATCTTCACATCCCGATCCGACGTGAAATGACACACCAACCAGGGGAATCCTTGATACCCTACAAATTTCTTCAACTTCCGACCGACTTGCTCCAAACTTGGCTGAGAAAGGCATCTTGCTTCCCGCATCTGACACTGCAATACGTAGAAGCGCATCTCCCTTCCAGTTGTTAACAACTAACTTCTTACACTCTTCTACCGAATCGACAACCGTACGATTCACACCATATCCCTTTACTGACTGAATGTCGTGTTCAGACTTCAAGGGATGAGCATATAACACTTCAGGAAAACGAGCGATCTCAGGCCAGCCGAGCCGCTTGACTTCATCGACCTCGCGGAGACTTGCACAATCAAAGTTGACTCCAGCATTTGTCAGTGATTCAAGCAGAAACTCTTCAGGATTACATTTTACAGCATAGAAGGGAGTTACCTTTGGAAGAGCTTTAGACCAGTGTTTTAGTTGAGATTGGAGCCGAGTGCCGCTCAGTACAGCTAAGGAAGATGTCTTGGGGGAGACATTAGAAACGAAGTGCCGGAGTTTTTGCAGTGTGAGTGAGATACCTTTAACACAGAAATTACTCTGCGCCATATACGAATGTAGCGATAGAATGGCTATAGTACCTTGCGTTTAAGTTCAATTTTTGGCACCTGCTGTGACCACTGCGACTGCCTTTTGATACTTCCGATACATATGGCTCCATTCCGGACGGTACGATGTTTGTAGAAACTGTACTGCGAGCTTGTGAAGTTCAAGATCCTTAGGTCCTAATGTCATTAGAAACTTCTCCTCGTTCTTTGTGGGTGTGTGAGTGGTGGGTAGCTTGTCCATACTGTACTATTCTGCTAAGCAGCCCTTCATTTTTTAGGCCACATAGAGTAAGATGGACTCAAGGATCCTAACTCTCAAAAGCACAGATACAATGCGATCTATACTCCAACAAAAAGGCAAGCCTTTGGCTTCATTTAAGAAAGGCGATACGATCAAAGTCTGGAATAAGATGGAAAAGAACTATTCGTATACATTATCTGAAGATCCTGGAACAAACTTTGCGCCAGACTTCAAACCCTATGCCACACCTGGTGAAATATTGGCTGCGGGTGCTTTTGAAGGCAAATATCTGAATGATAGTTTACTTGAATTTCCTGCGGAGTGGTATTGGAATGCTCTCCAGTTAGACAAGCTTCGGCCAGACAAATCTGATGTAAGTGTCAATCTGTTTCATACAGATTCTCGTCAACCCTTAACCTTCTGGAAGGAATCTGGCTGGGTTCCTTCACGCCTGCACACCAATCACAAGGCACAGCATCCTGAGCTGTCAGATGCTACACTTAATAAGGATGAGCGTGGCTGGTTTCAGTGGTACTGTAGATACTGGATGGGTCGTCGTATTCCCGATCTGGACAAGGTCCAGATCTCGCGTTGGAAGGCGTTTACGAGACACGCGGGTCAGATCAAGGCGAACTGTAGCCCTGGTGTTATTACGTGCCGGCCAAGACAACGACAAGGTCTTTTTCAGTGGGCCCATAACCCGTTTATCTAGGGTTAAAAATTGGCCCCCGTTTTACAACAAAGCAAAAGGTAGAAATGAGTCTTGAATTAATCATTGGTCCTATGTTTGCGGGAAAGACAAGTGTTTTACAGTCAATTCATAGACGCTGGAAGAGTCTTGGATTTATATGCGTGGCATACAAACCTAAGATAGATACACGGTATACAATTGATTGTATTAGTTCTCACGATCAGATTCACATTGCAGCAACGTGCGTTGACACTCTGATGGATCGCCTGTCAACTGAAGAATATAAATCAGCCCAATTAATTCTGATTGAAGAGGGTCAATTCTTTCCAGATCTTTACGAGTTTGTTATGATCGCTGTCGAGAAGGATGGAAAGCAGGTGGTTGTCGCAGGACTCGATGGTGATAGATTTCGAAAGCCGTTTGGAGATATTCTGAAGCTCATTCCTGTGGCAGATCGCATTCAGAAGTTGACTGCCTTTTGTAAACTCTGTAGAGATGGAACACCAGCGCTCTTTAGTTATGGTTCAATTTCAGTAGATGATCTTGTTGTCGTTGGACAGGTTGATTTGTACAGGGCAGTCTGTCGTAAGCACTATCTTGAGTTAGAGTTCATTTCTAAAGGAGCTCAAACCGGGTCGCTATAGACCACGTAACGGCCATTAGAGTACCTCCCCACAATGTATCAGCAATCGCAAATTCAAACGGATACTTATCAAAGGTAAAGAGCTGAGTAAAGTCGTAGACAGCGTATGTACAGAGACCTAGGAGAAAGGCACGGGGCGCAGACTTAGCTTGCGTAACCAGATAGCCAAGTGCTAAATAAACAGGGACACCTGCCCAAGGGCGCAGCTGCATAGAGCGGCCGCCCTGAATATCACTAACAAAGTCCTGAACCCAACCACTATTTAGGTACAACCAAGGGGCATCTAGAACAAGCATCATCAAAGCCAATACAACAATTGTCACGAAGTCGTTCATCTTATTTGTAAGGCACGTTTTTTACGGCAGACTCTTGCCTCCTGATCAAATAGACAATGGCCACCATTTCATTGGAAGCCTTTGATGCGAATCTAAGAGGAAAATATGTACAATGGATCGTAACATCTTCTGATAACTGTAGTTTACCACAAGGGTTTCAAGATCAGATTCTGTCGGGTCATCCCAACTTTCAGACAACTATTCTTATTCTAAGTAAACAAGACGCAAAAGCGTGGTTACTTGCATACTCGTGGGATCTAACTTTTATTCCTGAATCCAACACTGACTGGAGTCTACTGCTATCCATTTTACAGCATATGAAAAAGCCAATTCTAGTGGTCACGACACCGCAATGTAAGGTTCCGGACGCCTTTTGGCAAAAATGTATTACTCAGTCTGTACCAGCGACGACGTGTGTTGCTCTACGAACAACTGCTGCAGACCATTCAAACGCATTACCGACAACTCTCTTTTATCCACCACTTCAGGAGTATACAGAAGATGAATTTGTCAAATTTAATCAGACTCTACATCCTTTGCTAAAAGCGGGTCTTCAGACTCTTGATCTTCGGACTCTTTACAAAGAGCTCCGAGGATCAGGTGCTTCACTCTGCCTGTCCCAGATTGATTCGCGTATGGGTTATTCTCCAATGTGGTTTTATCCTGAAATCAATGGCGCCCTACGACTCCATGTATCGGATTTGCGAAAGATCTTACGGACTGTTACAGAGCGACTTGCTGAAGCAATCTAATACTAGTTACTACCTACCATTCATTTACTTCTTAAAGAGCTTGAACGTTCCCTTCTTCGGCTTGTAGCCAGCCTTGTGAAGGGTCTTAATTCTCCGCAGACCGATCGTGTGCTTCTTCTTGCTTACGATACGACCCTTCTTGGTCTTCATCAGATCCTTGCGCGTCAGACCTCCGGAGGTGTGAGCCGCATTCCCGTGCCAGACTTGGGCCTTTGAACCAACCTTGCGTGTGGATGCCATTATACTTTATAATCACAAAAAAGATTAAGACTCTCAAATTAGAGAATGCCTAACGAACTTGTTGGCATCGCTGTATTGGCACTCATATGTATACTTTTAACACCCTATTTCAAAGAGACACTCAATATCTATGTTGAGCAGCCAAATCGTGTATATTTAAAAGAGGAGTATGCTAAAACACCCTATCCTAAGAAGATTGTTCTTCACAGTAGAACATTTTTACCTGCAACCTATGCCGGATCTGAGATTAGCGCATATGAAACGATTAAATATTTACGAAATCGTGGTCACTCCGTGTCAATTATAGTAAATGAATATAAATATACCGAATTTGATGGATTTCCTATCTATGAAATGGATATGAATGATAAGCATAATATTGTAAAAGACTGTGATGTTATTTTCTTCCAAAGTACGGATAAAAATAAAATGCTTGAATTAGCTCAAAAATACAAGAAGCCTTGTTACGTTTTTATTCATATGGTAAATGATTGGAGTTGGCTGATTCAACAAAAAATGGCCTTTCCTGTTACAGTTGTTTATAATAGCGAATATACAGCTTCTGAAAATCCGACAATGTACAAACACTTCAAAATGATTCCGTATGTGGATACAGATAAATTCAAGCCTCTTCAGAACTATACGCCTGGTAATACGTTGGTCTGTTTAATTAATATAAATCGGAATAAGGGTAGCGACTTATTTTACAGTCTTGCGAACCGAATGCCGAACGTACAGTTTTTAGGTGTGAAGGGTGCTTATTCAAAGCAAGATGATGAAAAGGAATTACCTTCAAATGTACTACTCATTGAAAATCAGAAAGACATTACAGTCGTGTTCAAGCGAATCGGAATTCTAATTATGCCCTCCTTGAAAGAAACGTGGGGTCGTACTGCTGTTGAAGCTATGGCATCAGGTGTGGTTGTGATCCATAGTCACGCTGAAGGTCTTGTTGAGTGTGTAGGAGGTGCGGGCATTGCGTGTGATCGTGATGACGAGAATGCTTGGGTCGATGCCATCAATAAGCTACAAGGAGACCGTGCCTACAAGGAACAAATAAGACAGAGGGGGTTCAAACGTGTGAAGGAAATTGAACTTCTTCAAGACCAAGGCCGACAGGAGCTCGCTCGGCGCATTGAAAATGAGAAGCTTTACTAGTCGCAAAAAGACATCAAACTTATTCCCGGTTATCGGTTAGAAATGATACCCATTCTCCTCGCAATTATTTCATATGATATATGGTTCTATATATCGCATGTAATACTACATCATAAGATTGGGTATCCATTTCACAAACAACACCATAGAAAACAAGTTCCTAATTTTATTGACACGTATGACGCATCCATGGTTGAGTCTACCTTTCAAGGTGTTGGAATGTTTTTTCCAGTTGTCGTCTACAACTATACTGCTATGCAATGGGCTATTGTTCTTGTTCTGCTGAATACACGAGGAATGATGAGGCACGATCCTCGCTGGGCCTTTCTAATTGGCAATCATCATTTACTCCATCACAAGTACCACGATTGGAACTTTGGAGAATATTGGATTGATTCTCTGTGCGGTACTCGGTATCCTAATGACCAAGAATATCAATATGGTCTTATTTATGTGTAGACTACGGGTTATACATATCACGACGAGGAGTCTTTCCTGCCTCAATATCTTCAATAAGCGCAACCATCTTGTCTAGGCCATAGACACCCGCAAAGTGTACGAGAAAATCTCCAGGTGTCCACAGCGGCTCCTGAGGAAATCCCATAATATATGCATTAAATCGCTTGTGCTGATTGGATACATGTACGTGATTCGCATCGTCCTTATTTTCCTCCAGAAGATCGCAGATCGCCTTGTTTTCCCACCAGATATGAAAGGTACAATCGGTGCGCTCATTGACACGCCGCCAGAAGTCGCGCGTCCACGGCGAGTTTCTCATAAGAATATTTCCACTGTTCACGTGGTGGCACGCATCATACATAAGTAGCATATCCTTATCTGGAGGCAACAAGGGAAGCACGTGATCTTCGATCCGCAGAGTAGGGTTCGTTATCAGTACATCCGCATCACTTTGCCAGACAAGAGCACCTTCTTCTAAGGTTGAGAGTAAGTTCAAAAGACAAGGGACTTTCGACCAGGCGATAGGGCGATTCCGATCCCACCACTCCTCGCCGGCCTGAATGTATTTGTAGCCGTGCTTGTCAGCATAGAGTTGTTTTGAATTGAGTGCTTTTGCTAGTGATTTACGATAATCTGCACCAATTGCGAGTGTAAGAATAGTGATCTTGGGAGTCATTGTATATAAAGTGTATTCAGGCCTTAACCCTAGACAAAGTAGCAAAATCTAGTGAAAAATTGAGTTACACTGTCTACCTTGTAGAAGTACACATAGAATGACGTATCTCCAAATTGTAAATGCTGGATCTCCGTGTACAACTTTTCCAGAAGAACCAAGTATTC